TCGGCCGCTTCAAGCTTGGCTTCCTTATCCAACTTCTCGAGGATGACGGGGAGCTTCTCGCAGCGGAAAGTGTCCACGAGGCGAATCAGCACCGTGGCTGCATTGCCCGGGCGATTCTCCTCAATGATTTCGTTGCTGACGAACGATTCGCCGTCGATCCATTCGCCGTCGACGTAAACATCAGCGCCCCATGTTGTGTCGCAAGTTCCAAAGCGGAGCTGCACGCGCTCGCCGATCATGACCGCGAGATTGTAGATCCCACCGCCAGTGTGACTCACCTCAGGGTAGATGCCGAGATCGTTTCCTTCCTGAAAAAGTTTGATGTGCGATGCGACGTCTTCCAGATATTCCTCGTCGCTGCCGTAGGCTTTCGTCACTTTCACTTTCTCCGCGAGGAAGGAGCGTTCGACAGTGAGAATGTAATTCTTGATCTCGTTTGTGTTCGTGACGTTTTCAGGAATCAAGGAATCGCACCCATTGCCGTCTGCATCGCTCCAGCCCCACAGACCGTTTGCGGTGCCGTAGGCTCTCTCGCCGATAGCGATGTAACCGGGATATTCGCAGGTGGCCTCGAAGCCGCATGCGCGGAGATCGGTCACAAGCTGTTTGAGCAATTTCAGATTCAGTTCCATGTTCACTTCACCTCCAGATAAAATTTGTTGTTCCGTGCAATTTCCCAAGCTTCGTTCCACAGCGTGAAATCCGGTTCGTGATCGACAGACGGACGGGCCAGAGGATCCTTCAGGCCCAGCGCCTCGAATGCTGCGAGCATCACCATATTCGCGTCACAGAAATCGTGAGAGCCGCAGCAATCTTTGTAGGCGTCGGTCTGATTGCGCCGATTCGCTTCCTGCACACTCGTGAGCCCGATGGACTCGACGAGGAGCTGCGAAAACTTTCGAGCGAGTTGTTCCGGCTGGTTCACGCTGCCCTCCGCGCTGCCTTGACGTGTTTGCATCCGCGAAAAGTGTTGGTGCCGAGGTGGGGGAGATTGCGATAGTGGAAGTCGGGGCAGTTGCAGAACCAAGTGGTCTTGCGTGCCCGGGTGAGCCGCTGCACGGTGTAGCGAGTGCGACGGCGAGTTTCAGATTGCACGTAGAATGTCTTCGTACCTTTCACTGGATTGCGCTTTGCGGTGGTAACCTTCATCACTTTCCTCCTTCGCGAAGATCTTCTGCGTCGACGACGGCCTGTGCATCACTGCGGGTGAGCCCTTCGTTCTCGAGAGCCTGAACCCGGGATTCCCAATTGCTCGCAACCGGGATGTACTTGTTGCCGCGCTTCACTGCCAAAACTTCATCGCACGGATCGAGGCAAATGGAAGAACCGATGGCAGTGCGACGTGTCATCAGCAGGAAGCAGGGTTTCCAGCCTGTGGTCACTCCGACGGTGCCGTGGTAGATGGAAGATCCGACGCGCACTTTGATGCGTTCGCCGGAGTTGTAATAGGGGATGAATTTGTCGGCAAGGTCTTCGATGCTGAATTTTGCACCGTGCTCCGTGCCCTTGCGGTAGATCAGATCCTCGAACTTGTTGTGCTCGCGAACTTCCATTAGAGCACCACCACGTCGACGTGCAGTGAACCGCAGCACTTGCACTGAATGTAGGTTTCGTCTTCGTACTCATCGAAGCCACCAAGAATGCGGAATGTCGGGATCGCTGCGTTGTTCAGCGTTCCGTTCCCGCAGTCCTTGCAGATAGCTGCGAAGTTGTCGATGTTTGTTTCGGGGAGTGTTACTTGGCTATTGGCTCTCATCAGTTCCTCCTGATCGATGCCTCAACTGCTGTGTTGTACTTCTGACTTACACCCATATAGTACAGGACTGTAATACGGCTGTCAACAGGTTTTCCACATTCTATCCATTAATGTAGTACAGGTCCGTATTGCACAAAGTACCTGTCCGGTAGTACCATCTGCCCATGGCTCTCCGCAACTACCAACCACAAAACGCAATGTTGACAGTCCGGTTAAGACAGGACGAACTTGGCACTATCAAAAAAGCCGCTAAAACAGCGGGTTTTCAACCATCGGAAATTATCCGCACGGTGCTACTCGCCTGGGCGAAGCGAAAGTTAAAGACGGCAAAGTGAGCGCGTACTACAACGACAACGACCAGTTCATGGTCGAGTGGCTGAAGCATCTGATCAAGCGGAAGGTGATCGCCGATGGCGAAGTCGACGGCAGGAGCATCACGGAAGTCACGTACGACGACATCAAAAAATTCAAGCAGTGTCACTTCTTCGCCGGGATCGGAGTCTGGCCCTACGTTCTTAGAAGAGCTGGATGGCCAGACGACCTTCCTGTTTGGACAGGATCCGCACCCTATCCCTCATTCAGTGCGAGCGGGGAAAGGAAAGGATTCAGCGATCCGCGTCACCTGTGGCCCTCATGGTTCAGGCTCATTGCAGAGCATCGCCCTGTCGTTATCCTTGGCGAGCAGGTTGCGAAGGAAGACGGACGTGCTTGGTTCGACGTTGTATCGGCTGAACTGGAAGAAGTCGGTTACACCATCGGGGCGGCGGCTATACCAGCTTGTGGCTTCGGTGCGCCCCACATCCGCGAGAGGATTTATTTCGTGGCCCACACCGACGGCATTGTCTTTCCACAAATCACACGAGCCCGGGACGAACAAATTCTGCGAAACGATTCGCAAGCTCACGCCATGGCCGACACCCAACACGATGACGGGAGGGCAGACGAGCCGGAGCGGAGATCGAAAGGACGAAAAATTAATCGGCGGCCTCGTGAAGGATCTGCGGCCGTGGCCAAGTCCAAACGTGGACGACGCAAACAACGTGACGCGCAAGAGCGGAGAGTTCAAAAGCCTCGCACGCGAAGTGCATCTCTCGAGCTGGGTGAGTCCAACAGCACGCGACTGGAAAGATTCGCCGGGAATGTCGACGACAAAAACAAACGAGGACGGATCGATCAGGAAGCGCACGGATCAACTGCCGAGGCAGGTCCAACAAATGGTTACTGGGCCGACGCCATCTGGATCGAATGCAGCGACGGAAAGCTCCGGCCAATTTCGCCTGAACTTTCGTTTTTCCCTGTGGTTGATGGGCTTGCCCGTGGAAGAGTGGGCCTCATTCGAGGAGCTGGCAATGCGCTTGTCGCGCCGGCGGCTCAAGCGTTCGTCGAAGCGTTCATAGAGGAGATGCATGGTTACGAATCCGATTGACGACGCGATCTGTGATTATCTGCCGTCGAGGGTCTACGCTCTGTTCTCGGGCGGGAATGATTCTCTTGCGTCGACACATTACTCGATGAATCATGGCGCTGACACAGTTGTTCACATCGACACCGGAATAGGAGTCGACGAGCATGGCGGCCTCAGCGTGATTCGTTTTGTTAAAGACACCTGCAAAAAATATCACTGGCCTCTCCGCATCATGCGCCCACCGATGATGAGTTATGAGGAGATGGTTTTGAAATTCGGCTTTCCCGGGCCCGGGGCTCACAGATATCCCTATTCTTGGCTGAAGGAGCGGTGCATTCGGCAGCTTGTCAGGGAATCGAAGAGAAACAGAAATGACACGGTGGCTCTCTGCACAGGAGTGCGGAGATCGGAATCTGCGCGGCGAATGGGCTACGTCAAACCGATCTATAAAGTTGGAGGGCAGGTGTGGGTCGCGCCGTTCTTCGATCAGGACAAGATTTACACGCTCGAATATATTCGCGATCACCAACTGGAAGTCAGTCCAGTTGTAAGACTGATCGGAATGAGCGGCGAGTGTTTTTGTGGCGCGTTCGCCAAGCCGAAGGAATTTGCGATCACCATCCAGCCGAATTTCCCAAAGCTCGCTCGCAAGATAGCAAGGCTGGAGCGCAAGGCCCAGCAATGCGGCGTGAGGAACTCGATATGGGGAGTTCGCCCACGGAAAAATCCGAAAAATTTGGATCTGCCGTTCATGCCGATGTGCGTGAACTGTCATGGATCGAGGACTTGAGTGCCGAAAGTAATTCACTCGCACGTCACGCGCTGCGCCGGATGCGGGAAGATGGGCGCTCTGCTCTGCTCTCACTGCCTCGAGATCTACCGCGCAACAAAAGCGCGAGTGGAAAAACTCGAGGGCACACTGAGCTGGTTCTTCGCGATGCGAGGAAAATTTCACTGGTAGGAGAAAGCCGATGGGCCTTTACAATTTTGAAGCGCGATTCGTTCCCTACATCAAAGCAGGAAAAAAGCGGCACACGATTCGCGCACGCAGAAAAAATCCTGATCGCCCTGGAAAGACGATGTATCTCTACTCAGGACTTCGCACAAAGAACGCGAAGCTGATCATGAAGACGCACTGCACGCGTGTCGAGCAGATCTCGATCACCACCGATCAGCGCGTTTACATCAACGGAGTTCAGCTCGATGGCGCGGAGCTGCAGCAACTCGCACGCACCGATGGCTTCGAGTCGTTCACCGAGATGATGAACTACTGGCGCGAGAAGGATAATCTCCCGTTCGCTGGCGACATCATTCACTGGAGCGCACGATGATCCTGCTGAAGACGGACTCGGGGCTGCAGATCTTCGTGCTCGAGCCGGATAATATCGACGACCTCAAGGCTGGTGGCGCACAGATGTCACCCTTCGGCGACACGATCATCGCTTACTCGCCCGACATCAAGTGGACGCTCGATCAGCTCACCGAAATGCTGAAGACGTGCGCTGCGCCGGATGCCGAGCTGATCACGTTTATTCTCACGGAAGGCGCGAAGCGGCCGGAGGTACGACGCTGATGGGAAGATTCGGAAGGCGCGTGGAAATTTATAACAACAGAAAGCTCGGCGGCATGGTGCCGATCTTCTTTGACAAAACGAACGGAACCTTCAGCGCAGAGATGGACGGCGTGCTCTTGCAGCACTCGGAGCTACTGAAGCTCAGGGCTCTGATCGATACGCAGATGTCCTCGCGCACGACGCTGGAATGGCTGCCGATGATCGAAGTGGAATTTGGCGACAGGTGGGGAAAGCAAAGTACAGCGGGAAAGCGGAAGGACAATGATCTCCGCTGCGATGTGACTCTCGGCATCAGGCGTCAGTGGATCGCGAGGAAGCCCGATGGCAAGTGGCTATCGGCAAACTGGGATAACGACGAACCAACGCGCTTGATGCATTCCAGTAGGTTCGATGTTGGGAAGTTCAGTCGATCTTTGGATCCAAACAATCCGACGCGTGAGTTCAGTCTGCCGTGGGTTGAGGAGCACGAGAGCACCTACTACGGAGATGAAATGTCCAGTCCCACCTATTACCTGCCATACACCGAAGCTTTATGGATTGGCCTGATATCGGTGATCATGCGCCTGAACGATCTGCAGGGCGCACTGGTGGATCTGATCGGATCCGAGAAATCGCGGAAGCAATTGGCCACGCACGCGGCTGGGTTACTCCCGGCACCGAAGCGGCCGGAATCACGTCGATGACAGTGACGCGCAGGACGTTTACGATCGAAGGAGAGCAATGAAAAACCCATGGAAAAAAGGTGATCGCGTTCGCTTCGCGCACCAGCTCGAAACAGGGCCAACCTACACCGTCACCGCAATCGTGGAGCGCAAGGGCTGGGAAACGATGATCGAACTCGAAGGGATGTCCGGAGAGTTCGCGCCACATTTATTTCGCGCTGAAGGCTACGACGCGGATTCCATTGTGCCGCGTCCGGCGAAGAAGCCACCGATGGATCCCGCCACGATTCGCGGCTTGGAGGCGACGGGCCGTGATATCGGCGAAGCAATCGGCCGCTCACCAAGAAAAAGAAGTAGGGTATATACTGATCCACATGCCGGGGGAAAAGCGCACACAAAAAGTCAGGGGTATGCCCGGGAAATATACCGTGCGTCAGGCAAAGCTCGTGAAAGAGCTGGTCACTTCCAAAACAGTTACGGAGGCCGCAGTGAAAGCTGGTTTCGCTCCAAAGCATGCTCGCCAAGGCGCTCATCAGGCAATGAAAGCTATTCGCGGAAGGGTTCCCGACATGATGGATCGCCTCGGGCTCTCGGAAGAGAAAATTATAGACAAATATTTACGACGGAATTTGGAGAAGAAGAAGACGGTGTTCGTGCGCGAGGAAAAGGTTGTGAGTGTGGGAACCGGCCGCGCAAAAAGAGAAGTGGTGCGGCACATTGTGAAGAAGCATGTGCTTGACGATAATCAGATTCAGCTTCAGGCCATGGACAAAGCATTCTTGCTCCATGGCTCCTACGCACCACGCGATCCGAAGGAGGCGGCACAGTTTGGAGTGAAGGTGATCGTGCAGAACATTCGCGGAGTTCCACGGCCGCCGATAGATTTGAAACCGGGGATGGAGATCCCGGCGCTCGAAGCAGAGGTGATCAGTTCCAATGGACACAAAAAAGTTGCCCACAAAAACGGTGATAAGTAATCACGATCGAGCCAGAGTTGAAAAAGCATTCGAGTTGATTCGCTGCGGCTTCACGGTGACGACGCTCTCATTCGACGAGATGAAGGCGATTGTGTTGCGCGCTCTCGCGAAGGAGTTCGATCACGACATCGAGCTGAAGCATCCGAGTGGCGCAAAGCTGTCGCTGCATGCGGTGCCGGAGGAGCGCAGGATCTCGGATCCGGATCTGCAGGTGCTGGGCTTCGAGCTGAAAATATTTGTGCGTTCGTTTCAGGATCGGTTTGATCGGGATCCAGACACGGCAGACTATCGCGACTTCCTGAAAGGAAAGCTCTGATGACTCAATACATCGACATGGGCGATTTCAGCGAGGACACGCGCATCGATCAGATCGCACATCAGGTGCGCGATCACAAGAAGTTTGTGGCGTTCATGACGGACGACGAGCCTGGTAAAGTCGAACGCTACATTCAGAAGCTGCGCGACAGGGTGCCCGGGATCCAGATCATCAAACAAATGAAAGGTCCGGTGCGCGGCGTCGTCACTGTGCAGGTAGGTCCACCAGTAGACGCGTGATGCTGAAGTTCGATTACATCTCGATGCCTGATGAGCTGCCCGAGAAGCCGGAAGGCTGGACACAAACCCTGACGTGTCACATGAACATGGGACGCGGAAACCACGCAGCAACGTATGAGATCCACGATTCGAGGGGTAACGTGATGCCGATCAGCTATCAATACACGAAGAGCGGCCGCGAACGTGGCTTCACATTGCCGGGAGTAAAGCCCCTGATGACGTGGCCGGAGCTGCGGGAGATCTGGAAGATCTGGATCAAACGCGCACGCGCAAAGCAGCGGAGGATGTCAGCATGAATCGCAGAATATTCTTCGCGTGGTTGATGCAGCTCCTGCCGCAGCCTCCGCGTGCGTTGCAGCAATTGCCTGTGGCCACATGCCCACTCGGTCACACGCAACCGATCTATGAAAGCTCCTTCAGCGCGAACACACTGATCTGCCGACAGTGCGGTATATATTTCCACACGCTTCCCCTCGGGTGACCACGGTATATACGATTATTGTTGCAATCGGAGCGCGAGAGTATATACCCTCGATGCATGATCAACTGGCTTGTCAAATTCTGGAACTGGCTGCGCGACACAGAAGACGATGAACCGCTGACAGCAGTGGCGGCGGTCGAACAGGCGAAGCCGCGCATTCCGCACAAACAGATCAGCGAGAAGATTGTGCCTGGTCGCGTGATCATCGTGAATGGTGGGACCGAAGCGGCGCGGCTTGAAGGATCCATCATTCGCACGCTCTACATCCGGCCCGGGGGAATCGAAACGGTGCAGAGTCCGATCCTGCAGCCGATCTGGCGCATTCGCTCTGCTATCTTCGACGCGCACGGTGCAACGGAGAACGCGGAAGTGAAGACGGTGAACCGCGAGATCGTTCACATCAACGAGTGGGATGCTCTCGAGGTAGTGGAGAACATGATCGAAGAATATGCGCGAGCCCGGGCGTACGACATCATGACGCCGGGAGAACTGGCACGCGCAGGGTTGCCACTGACGAAGGAAGCACTCGCACCGATCATCGAAAGAATTGGACTGAAGGCGCAAAGGGAAAATGAAAACATTTCTGCTGAAGCTTGATAACGAGGTCCACAAAAATTGGAGTGAAGCGGCAGTGGCAAGAAAGATGACGCTGTCGGAATTTATTCGCTCCACGATCAACGCCCAGATAGTGAGTGGGAAAAATGGAAGTGCTGCAATACAAAATGCCGGAGGAACTGCTGGAGTTCATTCTCCACGACGGCGTGCTGGTGTCGTCGGAAGACCTGCGCTCGCTGCTCTGCCCAAAGTCCCAGCCGCAGCCGCGCAGCGAGAGTCAGGAGCCGTTCCAGCTCCACCCGCGCACGCTCCGACTTGTACATGCATGCTCTGCGAGTCGCGCCGCAAAAAAGTAAAGAAGTAAATCGAAAGGAAAGCCGATGATGCCAGACCCTGCGTTCGCAATTTGGATGTATCTTATCGGAGTCCTCATGGGCGGTGCCGTGGTCAAATTGTTTTGGCCGACGAAGATCGTCAGCGTGATCCGCGAAGAAGTACCGAAGCGCGAAGAGAAGAAAGCTGTCAGGGTGCGGATCGAATACGAATTTGGTGCTGAGAAAAAACGGCTCGACATCACTGCGGATTCTCTGGTCTACCCAGCGAACGGAAGTCTTGAAATAAAGCTGCGCGACGGAATGGTCGCGATGTTCGCGGTTGGCGTTTGGAAATCGGTCTGCGTGCTGCCGACTGAAAAGGAAGAGAAGGACACGACGAGCCAAAACGTCGTGGATCCGGATCTGCGGGACACTCCAATTGGAAGTGGTGGATGAGTGGCCCCCATCCCGCAATAGACTGGCCGTGGATCGTCGGCCGTTACTGCTCAGATCTCCCGGTTGACGAAACCGGAGCAATAGACCCGCAGGATTTATTCCACAGAATGGGAGAGGTGATCATGGACTACAATCAGAAATCGATGGCAGGGCAAGTTGGTGGAATGTCGCTACGCCCCACTGCATCAGATATCGAGTGCCAGAGTCAGGTGGCGCGTGAGCCGGAGATCAATAAGATGCTGGGTCGTCAGGGCGAACTGCTCGAGCGCCTCCATGGCAACCTGATGAAACTCCATGAGAGGCTGAGTCCTGTCCTGCGGTCGATGCCCGAGCCAGCAGACGACGAGCGCAAGCCAGTGACCGAGCGGCCGATCAACACAAAGCTCGGTGCCGCGCTCTATCAGCATTGCCAGCACACCGAAGCGATGATCACGCTCGTCGAGAAGATTCACGTCGCGCTGGAACTCTGATGGAAGTGAAGCTGATGCCGATGAAGACGCCGACGGATCCAGACATGACGTTCCTCGGCGTCAAGGTGAGCCAACTCGAAGACATCGCAGCTCGCGAAATATTCGCCGAGATCGTGCGCCTGGTCGCGCAGAAATATGTTGACGCGCACTACGCAGAGATCGCGGCGATGCTGGATCAGCAAGCGATTGCAAATCTCTCCATCGCTGAAGCGGCAAAGAAAATCGCAGAGCAGATTGCGCTGCGTCCCGTTCCAATCGATACTGCTTCCATTGCGAGAGAAGTCGCGAGAAGGATCCGCAGGTAGATGGCGTTCATCAAGCGTCGACTCCGAAATGTAAAAGCGCGGCCGCTCGTCACGAAGGAAGGCGAGAAGCTGCTGAAGCGCGTGGTGTGCAAGGTGATCATCGGCGACAAGATGAAGCCTTACTTCCACAAGTTCGTCGCGCCGGCGGGAAAAGGCTACACCGAAGACGACGTGTACATGATCCGCGCACAGGTGATCGATCATCTCGATCACAAATTTCCGTTCATCGAGTTCAATGAAGTAGAAGTGGGCAAGGACCAATTCAACTATGTGGCGTGCGGAGCCCGAGGCATGCTGCATCAACCGGAGCTGAGTGATGGACAACGAACAGAAGCCGAAGGAGCTGACAGCGGAAATGCTGGAGGAAGCATTGCCGAGCAAATCGCAGCAGCCCTCAATCGAGCAGGAAGTAGCGAGCCAGATCATGAACAGCAAAGTGACGGAGATGCCAGCACCGCCGGAACCGTCGCCGGAATCAAGCGAGAACCAGCCCGATGGAACACCGGGGCCAGCAGAGGCACCGAAGATCCAAGTGTCGCCGCCGAATCCACCAGTGAAGCCAGCACTCCAGCCGCAAGCACAGAAGAACATCCCGTACGAAGCGCAGATGGAATCGATCTGCAAAAGGATCTGCAAGGTTAAGGGCCACGCGATTGCCGCCATCGATCTGCACACGACGCAGCGAATGAAGGATGGCATGCCTTTCCACGCGACCAATAACATCGTGATCTGCACAGTGTGCGGTGCATCGCTGGCACAGATACGTGGGTAGACTGATCGACAAACTCGAGAAGCGCGAGGGCGTGTGCCAGCTCTACATGGATCTATCTGACTTCGATCCCGGGGTGCCAAAGCGCGGTGAATATATTCGCACGCTCACGAAGCATCCAGAGAAGTGCAGCTACTACAAAATTCTCAAGTCGCGTGAAGTGAAACGCAGAGATAAAACTGCGTGCCGCAGGTTCGCGATGATCGTCAGGCGCATCACGTACCCTGAAGCGGATAAGAACTACTGCTGGGTGCTGGCCTGGTATACGCGCAGGGCAAAAGGTCGCCCATTGCTTGGCTACGCTCCATGAATTAAACTGCTTTTCGATTGCTGGGGAGTTGGGAGCTGTCGTCTTGGGAGGGAAGGCAGCTCCTGACATCAAATGAAAACCGCGCATCCCACCGTAGACCTCAAAGATTATCACCCGCAGGAAGTCGTCCAGTGGACAGACTTCTATAAGCCGTGGCCGAAGCAGCAGTACTTCCACGACGTCGATTGCAAACACAGACTGCAGATCGGTTCATTCGGATCCGGCAAATCGAAACCGCTCCTGATGGAAGCGGTGATGATCTGTCAGGAGAACCCGGGCGTCAACGCGATCATTCTCCGCAAAACGATGCCGGATCTGAAGCGCACCGTCATCGACAAATTCGAGAACGACATTCCAAAAAGCGTTTACGAACGCGGATCGCAGGAAAAGGGCAGCTTCAACAAGAGCGAGCACATCGTTTATTTCCCGCCGCAGTGGGTGCCGCTGTTTGATCCAGTCACGCTCGAGCCGATCATCAGCCCCGTCGACGGGAAGCAGATGGAAGGCTGGAAGCAGAGCAGACTTTATTTCGCGGCGTGCGAAACGGAAAAAGATGTCGGCAAATATCTGTCGACGGAATATGCGTTCGTGGGTTTCGAGGAGCTGGGTGAATTCCCTTACTCGATCTATGACGCGCTCGAAGGCCGCAACAGAACGACAGTCCCGGGCGTGAAGGCGCGCATGGGTTCAGCAACAAACCCGATGGGCATCGGCTGGAGTTGGATCAAGAAAGTGTTCATCGACAAGAAGCCGTGCGCCGGGATGGATCCGGAGAAATATAATCCGGACGACTACTGCTACATCCACTCGACGATTGAAGACAACCCGATTCTTTTTCAGGACAAGAGCTACGTGAACTCGCTCGAGAAATCTCCGCTGCGTGATCGCATCCGCTACGGAAAACTCGACGCCACCACTGGCCAGTATTACGACAACTGGTCCGAGGATCGCCACGTCAGGCCAGCAAGCGATTTCATCTTCGAGCCATGGCAGCCTGTGTGGGTTGGCTGGGACTATGGCTTCGGCCACTGGGCCACGATTGTGTTCATGACGAAAGCGAGGCTGAAGCCGCGATGGGAAGGCGCGAAAGAAAAGATCGTGAACGTGGTGCTCGCTGAACTTTACCTCGAGGAGAAAACTCCGGAGCAACAGACGGCCGCGCTGATCGCCGCGATCCCGAAGATCAAGGACGAAGACGGCGACGAGGTTGGCTACGCGTGGCAGGTCGAGAGCATCCACTTTTCGTGGGAGCGATTCAATCGCGTGAGTAGCAACAGAACGATTGCTCAGGAAGTTTCAGATCTGCTGCAAGCTGCAGGACTGCCGCCAGTGACGCGCAGCAACAATGATCGCATCGCAGGTTGGACGAAGATCTATTCGATGCTGGACTCCGAAGACTTCTTCATCATTCGCGCCGATGGTCTGCACCGTGGCGCTCCGCAACTCGCCGAGGCAATTCCACTGCTGGTGCGCGGTGATGGCGTGAAGACATCGCTCGAAGATGTGGTGAAGCCGCCTGGTAAAAGCTTAGTGGATGACCTCGGCGATGCTTTGCGATACGCTGTGGCTGGCGTGCTGCTCGATGCCGAGGATGCACCGCCAGAAGTAAAGCTTCGAGAGAAGCTGGCTGGCATCAAGGATCCCATGGCGAAGCACGTTGCGGCTTACAAGGACTGGGTCCAGAAGAATCGGCCGAAGCCAAACGTGGGACCGAGCGTGCCGAGCTGGGTGAACAGAGTCAAAGGACCAAACCGATGAGCGAAGATCGAAGTATCCTGCGGGACGCGTGGAAAACAGTGACCAACAGAGATGCGCGTGTAGCCTACGTCGCAGTGGCGCTCATAGCGTTGGTGGCCGTTCTGTCCGTCTTGCTGATCGGACTTCTCGGAAGATTGCTTCACGCAGTATAGAAAGGAAAGCCGATGAGCAACGAAGTGGATCAGAAGCACCTGCATCTGTTGAGCACAACTGACGCATCGAAGTGGGCCAAGGAATTCTGCGCCGTCGAGAAAGCACTGACAGGCGTGGAGCTGGACGAAGGATGGGTGAACGGCTGGTTTGCGAACGCAATTGAAACCTGCCGCAGGATCACCGAGCGAAAATACGAAGGCGATCCGACGAAGCATCCGATCATCGCTATCGGCGCAAAGCCGATCAGCGAAAAGACCAAGTGGGACAAAGCATTGATCACCGCAGTTCTCCTCCTGTCGGTGCGCGGCGATGTATCCCTTGAGGGACCGGAAGACGACGTCCCTTGTTCTGCGCTCACCATGGAAGGCATCTTTGATCGGCTGGTGTGGATCTACGATGAGAAGCTGATGGCGCACACGAAATGAGAGCCAAGGATCTGATCGACGCAACGCGGCGCCGGATCGCGCTCGATGAAATGTTCGCGCAGAATCGGCTCTTCATCAGGAGTCCGCTCGCGGATATTGCATCGTTCGATGCGGAGTTCATCACAGATCTCAAATACGAAGACCCCAACGTGATCGACGTGGAGTTCCGCGTCGTCGAAGAAAAGAAAGAGAAGCTGCTGACCAATGGCGAAACCACGAAAGCTCTGTGAGCACGAAACGAACGGAAAGAAATGCGGCCGCAAGGCAGTGTGCGTGATTCAAGTGAAGCGCGGAGCGATCACGCAGAAGAGCGCCGACGGTGAAGCGATGGGACGCGGAGTTGGATCTCTCTGGCTGCCGATCTGCACGCGGCACAAAATAAAATATCCTGACCACGAAGGATTCGCGCTCTGATGGAACGCAGAAGTTTTCTCCGCACGCTGTTGGGTGTCGCTGCGGCGACCGCGCTGCCGTCCGAGGTGTGGCCGTTCAAGAAAATATTCCTGCCGATGGCGCCACGGATCGTGACGCCGCTGGTCGTCAGTCCTGCGCTGGTGGTGTCCGACGTTGAGGCGATTGAGCTCGAGTACTTTGCCAGGCAAATTCCCGACCTGTTTTACCGCGGCAACGTGATGTACGACTTCCTGAAGAAGATGCCGCCACTTGGCCCGTTCATGAATCCAGAGTTGGTCGGAAGCAAGCCGCAGCAATTGGTTCCGCTGAAGGAATATTTGGAAGGGGACGACTATGACGATTTTTAGAAACAGAGAAGCAGAGCGGCTTACGATGCTGGTGGATGATCTGCGCTGCGAGATCAAATACGTCAACGATCAGCACACGAAAGAGCGAGAGATCTCCGAAGAACGGCACGCTCGCCACGTTGCAACGCTGCGCGAGGAATGGGCCATGGCCACCGAGCGGTTGATCGCAGCGCACCGCGCACACATCGAGGCGATCCAGAATCTGCACCTCACCATCGAATTCGAGTCGATGCGGGAACGCACCGATCTGAAAAAGGCTCACGCCGAGGAGCTAAATCGTGTTATAGAAGAGAATCAGAAGTTGAAGGATGATGTTGACCGCTTTCGACTTCTGCTGACCCCGGCACTTCAAAACGTGGAGCTACCGAAAGAAAGAACAGCACCGCCGTCACCCAGCGCCGAAACTGTAACTGGGACTCCCTGGCAGCGCACGCTGAAACGCGAACTCGCAAATCAGACCGAGAATCCGAAATTGCGACGAGCGATGGAAGCGGCTGCAAAGGCCGCACAAGGAGAGTCCCATGGCAGTAGCAGCGAAGGACGGGTCGATGCATCACTCGGCGGGGAAAGCAAGCCTGCATGATTCGATGACGTCGAAGGGCGCGAAGGAATCCGGCAAGTCAGTAGCACCGATGAAGAAACCCGCTGGCCAGCACGAAGCTGGCGGCAGTTCACACCCCGCAATTCCGCAAAATCATCCGCACATGGCAGGGCCGCACCAGACCCCGACGGAAACACCGATTCACGAACACGTCGCGGAACACGGGCCAGCGACTCACGTCATGCACGCCGAGCACGAAGGAACGCACCACGTCACTTCGCATCACGGTGGCATGGGGATGAATATGCATCACTCCGAGCACACTTCTCCCGAGGAAGCGCACGCGCACATGGGCACCGCCATGGGTGGCGAGCAAAACGAGGAGAACGAAGAGCCGGATCAGGCTGCATCGAATGAGAGCGAGGACGAAGAGTCGTCTGCAATCCCCGGAATGGTCTAAGCCGAGGATCTCTCAATGCCGTGGACCCAAAAACAATTCCGTTTTCTGATGAGTAGCGGATCTCCGCTCACCGCTACTCAAAAGGAAAAAGACAAAGCTGAGGCCCATGCCGATCCCGAGATAGTGCATCGCAAAAAGGGATCGCGCATGGCCCAGCACTTCCGAGAGGCACGCCGATGAGCAATGAAGAGAAGCAGCCGTTCACTCACGAGATGAACGGTGGATTCGTCACGAAGGGGCTTGCGGAGTACGTGAAGATGAAGATCCGCGAGCAACTGAAAGAGCAGAAGAGCAAGCTCGAGATCGATCACCTCGAGATGGCCAAGTCGATGTGGAAGAAGTTGGTGCAGATGTACGCGGAGGAAGACGGAATGCGCGAGGGGAATCTGGAGTTCGTCACGCTCCCGGTAATCACCAGCAAATTCGTTCCTGAATCCGAGATCCGCTACGTCACCAAGACTGGGCTGGTGCTGGGAAAGATTGTCGGAGCCGAGCGTTGATCTACGTCGACAACCGCGGTGCCATGATCAGCGAGAAGACGGCGCGGTTTGCCAAGAGCCGCGTCGGCGAAGCAACCTACGTCGTCATGCATCCAGCGCAGATGATGTGCGTGCTGGCAACGCTTTCGATCTGTGCTGCGTGCGCCGGGAATATAAAAGAGGGCGAAGATCCCAAGACGTTCTACGGATTGAAAGTCGTCGAGGACAAATATTTCCCGCTGACGATGATCGAATTCAGGAACGAAAAGCACGAAGCGGTTTGTCAGATTAAAAATCTCGCGTTGCCTTCAGCGGTGTTTAATTATGAGCGAAGCAAAACAGGTGAACAGCAAAGCAGTCCACGGTGAAGCCGGGACTGGCTACCAGGGGCCGAGTGACGGACCTTTTCGCTGCAGCAATTGCGAATACTTCAATCGCGCCACCGAAGGATGCAGCGGCGAAAACATGAAGAAGCTTTCCGAGCGGCCGAAGCTGCCGAGCGGAGATGTGGAAGTGGATCCCGGGGGATGCTGCGTGTATTTCGAGAACAAGGATGAATGATCAGCTCACTCTCGCGGATCAGTATTTGTTAATGGGCCTGAAGTTGAAAGACGACGGCAGGGTGCGATGCATGTTCTGTCACGTTTACGCCACTCCACTTACCGGGGAAGAGCGCGGCGTGAAGGTGAAACACAGACCGGACTGCTTCGCAGCAATTGCGTTCAACGCACCGGAGGCGAGCGATGGCGAATAGATGGATGCAGAAGGCAGCCAACAAAATGAAAGAGAAAGGCACCGAGGGCAGCTTCACGCGGATTGCAAAATCCCACGGCCGCTCGGTTCACGAAGAGGCTGAGCACGACAAGCACAAGAGCGGGAAAGTCGGAAAGAAAGCGCGGATGGCTTTAGCATTCGCAGCGGCAAAGCACTAACCGGGTAGTCAGGGGAAACTGTGGCAACTGCAGCGATTCCGTTTCAGCAAAAACCAAGGATGACTTCTGAAGAACGAAAGCAGAAGTACAAGATTGGTGTGCTCGCAGGACTCGAATGGTCGCCCGTGAAAAATGCGGAGCTGACTGACGACGAAAAAGCTGCGCTGCACTTCCTCGTCACCAAACATAAAAAGCGCGATTACCCAGCTCGCCTGATCGAAGTGATCCAGGCGTGGGAAACCGCGCTCTTTTATCGAGGATTCCAATTCCTCATCCCGCAACGCGGCGGGGGTTGGATCATCCCGGGTGAGAGTACGGGTTACGGTCCAACGATGCAGATAGATCTCGCGCTCCTCCCGACGAATATTTATTCCGCTCGAGCGCAGATGATCATCGCAGCCCTGACGCGAGCAGTTCCCACAGTTCGCTTCATGCCGCAGGAAGCGTTGAACGATGCACAGGTAACCGCGTCGGAATCGGCCGACAAGTTCATGAAGGTGATCGCAAGGAATAACGATCTCATCATGGTGCAAACCGACGCAGCAAGGATCCTTTGGAATGACGGGAGATTCGGTTATTACTCCCGGTTCGTGAAAGACGGTCAGAGATTTGGTTGGGAAGAAGATGATCAGCCGGATGACATTGTTCCTGAAGACGAGCCGCCCGACGCTGGAGTATCCAACGTCGAAGCTGCTGCTGGTGTCGAAACACCAGAGTCCGAGGAAACAGCAATGGAATCGGGTGAGGCTGGTGCCACGGAAGCGAGTGTGGAAAGGTCGGACTTGGAGCAAGGTGCAGGACCGCAAGATGTCGGTCTTAGTGATCTCGATGGCGGCGAAGAAGAAGTTCAGAATGAGGAAGAGGAATCTCAGGAAGAAGCGGAAGTTCCCATCGATCAACGAACGCCTCGCGGTCAGGAAGTTCGCTCTGCCCATGGCAAGCTCGAGATGAAATTGTCGCCGATGATGGCGAACGATCTCGAGGATGTTGACGCGCTCGATTTCGAGTACGAAGTGGACGTGTGCAGGGCGAAGGGAATGTTCCCGTGGATCGCCGATGACATCAAGGGTGGCAGCTTCGGCCTCGATGAAGGAGAGATCGCACGCCTCGCACGCCAGAACGTGAAACTCGGAATGCAGTCGACCTATGTGACCAGCAGCTCCATGGCTGATGACGTCACGATCTCGCGTACGTGGCTGCGGCCGTGTGCGCTGATGGAAGCGAAGGAAGAGATCCGCGACGATCTGATCTCGAAGTTCCCGAATGGCTGCCTCGTGGTTTATGCAGGAAGCACCTTCGCGTATGCGCGCAACGAGTCGATGGATGACTGCTGGGCGCTCGGCCAGGCTTATTCCGGCGACGGACAGAACCGAAATGCGATGGGCACGTCGACGATGCCGATCCAGAAACGGCTGAATAACTGGCTCGATCTGATGAACGATTTCTTCGTCCGTGCAGTGCCGAAGAAGTGGATGGACAACAAGGTCTTCAACGTAGAAGCAATCCGCAGTCAGACGAATGTGCCGGGGGATATCGGGCCGTTCAAGAGAATCCCGGGAACTCCTGTCACTGAGCTGATCTTCGTTGAACCGCAGGTTCTTCCACCGCCCACGCTCGCGGATTTCATCAAAGAATACTCGGGCCCATTGGCCGAGTTGCTCTCAGGAGCTTATCCGGCGCTCGCGGGGGGCGATGTTGGAACAGCCGATAGTGGAGTCGCGATTGCCACTCAACGCGACTCCGCTCTCGGGCGACTGGCACCAACGTGGCACTCGATCAAGAATGCGGAAGCCACATCGGCGAAGCAGCTCGTGCGGTGGGGCGCGAAGTGCCGCGACAAATCGATTAACGAAAAGATTCCCGGCGGCGAGGTCATCACTCTCGAGATCAACGACCTCAAGGCAAATATTCTCTGCTACGCGGAGAGCGACGAAAATCTGCCTGAAACCTACACGCAGAAAAAGAACGGGTTCATGCAGGTGTTCGACCAGGCTGCGAAGAACGAACAGCTCGGCGAAGTTTTCTTCAATGGCGCAAATCTTTCTTTCCTGAAGCAGATGTCGGGGCTGAAGGATCTCTACATTCCGCAAGCCATCGCGCACAACAAACAGCTCGGCGAAATCGAAGTGATGATGAAGGGCAAGCGGCTGCCGAATCCGATGAAGATGCAAGCCACCATGGCGCTGCAGAAGTTTCAGGCGCTCGGCGTGGATCCACAGCAGCTTCAGCAAGCGCAGCAGCAGATCGCTGCCATGCCGGATCTCGTGTGCTCTGTGCCCATCGACAAGGATGTCGACGATCACGCTACGGAGATGGCAACGTGCTGGCAGTTCCTCAATGGCGAGGAAGGCCGCAAAGCGAAAAAGAACAAGAACGCTGGCTTCATGAATGTGCGCCAGCATTTTCTGGATCACGAAGCCGCGCTACAGGCGAAGACCGCTGGTCAGGGTGGCGCAGCGAAGCCGCCGTCGATCAGCATCAACTACAAGGACACCGTCGCAACGGACCTCGGCGCATCCAAACAGATCTTGCAGAAGGCTGGTATCGAGCCCTCCCCGGGAGCTGGCACACCAGCTCCTGTTCCAGCTCCTGCAGGTACACACACACCAGCAGCTCCGATCCCACAAGGATCTCCAGAGCATGCGGGTGGAGGACCAAAACTGTAAGACAAATACCGGGAGGAAAGAGAAATGGCTGACGGACTTGGAACAGTAGCAGTAGCGCCGGGAGCTGGTGCTGGCGCAGGAGGAGCTGGTGATGGTGCGGGTGGCGCAGGTGGGGCTGGAACCGAAATCGATCCGAATGCTGGAGGAGCTGAAGGAGCTGGTGAAGGTGACGGATCGGAAGGTGCTGCGGGAGAAGGAGGCGACGGTTCCGAGGCTGGCGAAGGAGAATCTGGAGATGGAGCTGGAGGCGCGGAGGCTGATGGCGAAGGCGCTGCCGAAGAAAGCGATGGCTCCGAATTTGAAACAGATGGGCGCAAGATCGACGACCAAACTCGGAAGGCGCTCGCTGCACTCAAGAAGGTAGATCCTGCCGCAGCAAAGACGGCCGCTGAAGCGTATTTCCGCGCTGATGCATACAAGAAAGTTTTTCCGACGGTTCACGCTGCGCGTGGAGCGAAGGCAACGATTGACGCGCTCGGCGGGACCGAGGGCATCAAGGAAATCCAGACCGAAGTCAGCGATTACCGAAACGAGATCACGCAATTCGCAAAGGGTGACGCGGCACTGATCCAGAATTTGTGGGACGCGAATCCTGAAGGCGTGGAACTCTCGACGGCCGCCTCGATCGAATTGATCGGATCGAAAGATCCAGAGATGTTTGATCGCGTGATCGCACCTGCGATGGTTGCGCGACTCGAGAAGGCTGGACTCTACACCGCGCTGCCGCAGCTCGCGCAGCTCATCAAAGATGGCAAGGGCCAGGAAGCATACGATCTGCTGGCCAACATTTCCAAATTCTTCGACAATGCAAAGTCGCTGAAGGCGAAGCAGCTCGAGCTGAAAACGAAGAAGGATCCGGAGCGCGAAAAATTTGAGCAGGAAAAATCCGCGTTCGAGAAGGAAAAGCAAAAGGAATACGACGGGCGCATCGGCTTGAATGCAAACCAGCTCAACAATAAGGCGATGGCGAAAGTCGTCGATCCCTTCTTCAAGGAAATAAAACTCAGCAACGAAGGCCGTCGCGAGTTTGTCCAGAATCTGCAAAACAAAATTTGGGCGGCGATGCGAGCTGACGAAGCGTTCCAACTTCAGGCGAACACAATCAAGAAAAGCGGTGACGCGAAGGAAACAGCGGAATTCCTCGCTGGTAAATTCGAGGAACTGCTTCCTGAAATGTTTCGCCAGTATCGCAACATGCTCTATCCGGCGTACGCAAACAGAAAAGGAAAGCCAGCGCCGGCGGCAGGTGCGAAAGCAAATGCAGCGGCCAACGGTGGCGCTCCTCCTCCGAAAGTGAATCTCGCGCAGGGTGCGCGCCCAAAGCACAGCGATGTCGACTGGACAAAGACCAGCGACGTCGAATGGATCCAAGGGAAGGCAACTCTCATCAACGGGAAGCGCGTTGAGTTCGATAAGAATGCGCCACCGAATCGTTTGTGATAGGATCTCGGCAAGATGATGTGACTGGGACGGGCGGCCAATCCACAAGGCGGAGGGCCGCCCGTTTCGTTTTTGTGAATTTTCCTGTATGTCTACTTTTGAACTTGTCAGCGGCCGCTTCGAGGAGTAGGCTTTTCTCGTGTCAAGCCACCATCATCCAAAGAATTGCGAGTGCCAGCAGTGCGAACTGCTGAACTGCATACACCGGGATCTGATCAGGATTTTGAAGTGGATCGCACTGAAAGAGATCGATTTCGTCCAAGTTGGAGGATCTATGAATATCGTCAGAGGAACAGGCGGGACATTTACGGCAGTGCTCACTCCGACTAACGGAGCACAGGCTGCTGGCACGACTCCGCAGTGGGGCGCAGACGATCCCAGTATCGTGCTGACTCCGAGCGCGGATGGTTTGAGTTGTCAGGCGAACGCACCGACAGGCAGCACCGTCACGTCGTTCAATCTTTCGGTTAAAGCAACATCGTCCGATCCGACAGTCGGAGCGGCTGGTGTTGTGAGTGCAACGCATCCGGTGACTGTGAGCGAGCCCACGCCGCCACCTCCGACTGCACTGCAGAGCATCGACTTTGTCCAGACCGCTGGCTAAGGATTACCCACAACAAGGGATCCTCGGCTCGGGTGGTATACCGCTCGGGCCGGGGATCCGAGATTTACCCCGCACGAGTCCGCGCGAAAAAAAAGGAAATCAAAATGAAAATCACAGAGTGCGTTCGCAAGTCTGGAATTACTTATCTGACTGTTTCGGGGATGACGACTCCACTAAAAGTTTCCGATGCTGGTCGCCTGGTCGACATCGAAGACGTTTCGGAAAAAACAGTGAACGGGCAGCACAAGATCTTAGCGGTGATCGTGCCAGACACGATTCGCATCGCGCAGCCCGGGCTGCAGGATATTCCTGCAGGGATCGCTGGCGGCAGTGTCGCGTTCACCGAATCGCATTTCGCCGAAGGTCCAGCTTCTCCCGCAGTACCTGCGGCCGGAGCGATTCATAATCGCGTTCCCGCTAAGACGACTTGGGCAAAGCCATCGGGCGCGCAGAAGTCGAAGACAGCCGGAAAGTAATTGTTCCACGTGAAACTTGGTATATACTGTCCACCGAATGGTGGAGGGTATATACTCTCTGCCGCTGGCCCGTGGGCGATGGGAAATCTGCTACGCGCTGGAACCCCAAACCCCGGCGCTGATTTCTTTCATGGGCCAGCCCCCTTTCAAAAAAAACTTGCATCTCTGTTCGTTGTAGCTGTACTCTCTCACTCAAGAGCTGGACTGACCACGAGAGAGGGACTCGCTAAAACTCGCAGACCATCCGCTGCGTGAACAACTGGATGCACAAACCTTTCAGCCACTCTGCATAGCAATACCGAAAGACAAACCGGGGGCAGGAAAATTCTCACGATTGAATTCGTGTGAATCGCCAACGTGCAAGCTGACCGGGAAGCACACCGTTGAGCTATATGCAGAGGTTCACCCATGGCCAATCCTTTGGCAGAAGCTGCCGTAGAGGCAGTTGAGCTTGAGTCGTTTGCAAAAGGAATTCCCGATCTGGTGTACAAAGGTCGGACGCTGTACAACTTCATCAAGAAACGCTCGAAGACGTATCCCACCGCAGTGACCACGCAAGCCGGAGGCGTTTCGCGTCCCGCGTTCCGCATCCCGGTTCGCATTCAGTCTGGCGCTGCGATCTTCCAAGCAACCGGAAACGGCGATGCTCTTGGTCGCGGCACTGGTTCGCTGTGGGTATCTGGTGATCTCTCGCCAATCGGTCTGTTTTCCGGATGCGAAATCACCTACTTGGCTCGCATTGCGACCCAAGGTCCGAAGCGTTCCTTGATTTCTCTCCGCGCTGAAGAGCTGAAGAATTCGTTTGACTCTTTCATGCGCGGCGTCGACGCGCAGTTCCTCTCCGATGGCGCAGGTGCCGTCGTGCAACTTCCTTCCACCGCGACGATCAATAACAACACGCTCGGTGGATCCAACCCGTCTTCCATCGTGGGCATGGGTGGACAGGCGAACCAGCTTCAGGAGCAACAGGTGGTGCAGTTCTTCCTCGCGGAAGGCGGCTCCGCTCGCTCTGGCACCGCGACGGTTTCCTACGTCGACGGCGCGAATGACACCGTGTATTTCTCCACCGCTCTGCCCTCGGGCACCGCTGCTGGCGACTACATCGTCATTCAGGGTTCGACTGGCGCACTCAACTCCGGCCTTCAGGGAATTTACAGCTATCAGGTTGCGTCCAACACCGGAACGGTCCTCGGACTTTCCCGTGCGACGTATCCCGGGCAGCTCTCCACTCCCAACATCAACAAGGCTGGCGCTGCAATCAACACCACCGATCCCTACAAGGCGCAAATTCTCATCGGCCGTGGTCTTGGCGCGGAGAATGACGCTGTCGTGGACTTCGAGTGGGTCTGCGGTCCCGATCAGGAGCTGGCAGTAACGCAGCTCTACACCAACACGCTGCAACAGAACTATGTTCCCCCCGGGGACAAAGCTCTGGACATGACGAAAAAGCACATGTCGCCGCAGTTTGGTGGGCGCGATCTGAACGTGAGCTACTCCGCACGTCAGGGCCGCGTGGATGCAATCTGCCCCGAAACGTGGGGGATTATCGAAACGGTAGAACCCAGCCTGTATGATTTCGGCGACGGCGTCACCACGATGCCTATTCCCGATTTCACCGGACAGGGCTCCTACCTGACCTCTTCGATCTTCTTCTACAACGCGTTTCTCAACCTGTTCAACTCGAACATGAAGGCTGGCGTGTACTTCACGCAGTGTGCCGTGCCGAGCGTGAACAGCTAATAGTTGCCAAGGGGGCAGGAATAATATTCCTGCCCCTCATTTCCAGTCGAAAAACAGGAAGAAGCCGATGAGCCAAGATAAGCGCAGATTCACACCCGATGGCACGCGCACCGCCGTCGCGGATCCAGTAGAACGCAAATTCGAGTTGGTCCCACGCCACGAATGGGTGCTGATCAAGGAGATGCGCCAGGGCGAAACGAAAACCGAAGGTGGTGTCGTTCTCCCGGGCGAGGATTTCTTCCTGAATCAGAATAAATCTCCGAAGCACAGCTACGCAGTGGTGCTGGCGCTCGGCGACAAGGTCAAACCGGATCTGCATGTGAAAGACGTCGTGCTGGTCACCAAATTCTCTCTGACCATCGAGGGCGCGGAGCAAGTCACGGGTGATCCTGACGTGCGACTGGTTCGAGATGAAGAAGTTTACTGCGTGGTCAGGGAATGCAAATAGCTGGACCCGAAACTCGGCGAGTTCCTGAAGCGTACCAGGCGCGGATCACGAAAAAGTTTGGCGTGAACCGCTTCGGAGAACCCAACTACAAAATCGTCTGGAACCAATCCCAGTTCATTCGCATGGGAAATATCTGGCGCGATTCTCGCGGCAATGAGCAGGTGGGCTACAAGGATACCTATCAGGGCGACGGCACTCCTTGCTGGATGATCATGCGCTGGCTGCCTCCCGAGCACTACGGATCTCCGAAAACTTTTTACGAGCGCACGTACGACGAACTTTCCCGCAGATATTTCATGGGCGAATATCCATGGAAGGGGCGCTACGAAATTCTTCAGGCGCTCAACCACAAGGAATTCAGCGGCAGCGTGCTTGAGGTTTCGCACCTGCCGCTGTGCCACTACCTGATCGACATGATCATTCCGATGATCATCGCGTGGCAGTCGCTGACGATTGAAGAGCAGCGCGCAGCGAAACAGTTCGCCGAGCAGGAAGAAGCGAAAGCAGCGCACGCGGAAAACGCGGAGAAGATGATGGAGAACATGCCGACGTGGATCCATCCCGTCAGCTACTCCAATCAGGGCTGCAGGACATCGATCTTGGATCAGAAGATGCACAAGATCCAGAAGGCGTGGGACCGCTTGAGCGTGCGCGGCCTCAGGCCAGTGTTCAGGAAAGGCATCGCTCAGGGCAATGCACCGCGCCCAGTGTCTTACAAATAAAAAACCGGGAGAACGACGATGGCAATTCCAGTTTCACACACGATAGCGCAGGACCAGAGGCGAGCGATGTCTGAAGGCCGCAAGATGGCCGATGCGGAAAATCACGGAGCGACGACACTGGTAGTTCAGGATCGCCAGAGCGAGCCGGATTATTTTGTGTACGTCTACAACCTCCTCGAACTCGAGCACATTGTGCAGCAGCCTCCACTCTTTTCCGCATTTCACATTCACAAAAAGCCGAAGGGCGAAAAGTTTTCAGTGACTCTGCTTCCCGCGTTCGTGAATGAGCCGCTGATGAAGGCTGGCACCACGGAGATCTCCTATAAATCGATTGATGGACGCAAGGCCGCAACTTCACTTCTGAATCCCGGCGCATATCCCGGCACCGCATGGGAAGGCCAGTTGAACGACTGGAAGACTGACGATCAGACGGGAAATAACCTGAACAATTTTGGCTGCTTCTGGTCGCTGACGCGGCCGGATGAAACGGAAAAGCTCGAGGTAGAGATCGCGCTATTCCTCGACAGGGCTCGCCGCACGATGGAAGAACTGGTGAAGCGCGCAGAGGAATTGTTCGAGAGTGGCGAACGCAAGCTCATTGCTCCGCGCATGCACTTCGCGATGGACTTCCTCGGCAAACAGGCTCCATGGCACATGTCGATGCGCCACATGATCACCTGCCCGAATTGCGGTGCTTCGGTTCCCGAGGGGATCGCGTACCACAAGAACGATTTCGGCGAGAAGTGCATCATCGACATGGAACGCTATCAACAGATGGTTGTGCAATCGCGGCCGGCGCGTCAGCTCGCGACGGAAGAGGACGAAGAAGTTTTCGTCACCGAAGCAGTTGCACAAAACGCTGCGCCGAAAAAGAAAGCGAAGAAAAAGATTTCTCGGCCAGTGGTTTAACGATCTTTCTGCTGAGTGCCCCAGCACCCCGATCCACACCCGGTAGGTCGGACCTCAGGTGTTCAGCAGATCGCATTAGGAGGAGGGCAGAGTGACGAATGTTCCGCAACAGGGGTTCCCGACAGTCGAGGAAGTGATGGAACTTGCTCGCTCGATCGTGAACGATACGTTTCCCGGGATTGCTGGAACTCAGGGGCGCATCCTCACGGACAACGCGCCGTTCACTCTGCCTTACCTCAATTCCGCGTTTCGGAAACTGCAGCGCCGACTGAGAAATGAAGGCGTCACGTTTCCGATCCGCGACGGTGTCGTGATCTTCAATCTGCCTCCAGTTGTCGAAGCGGATCCCTCGAAGTTTGTGAGCCTCGGCTTCAACGGCTATAACAACGGCACGACGATGTTTGGCAATCTCACTCTCCCGGGCGATTGCATGCAGGTGAGTGTCGTGCGTCAGCGCGTGACCGGAACAAATCTGCAGTTCACGCCGATGAAGCAAGCGGAGGAAGGGCTGCCGTCGGCTTATCAGAATCAGTGGCTCGGTCTTTGGGAGTGGCGCAATTATCAGATCTTCATGAATGGATCGCTGCAGCCGCAAGACATCATGATCCGCTACCTCTCCGGCCAGCCGCCGATCAATATTCAGCCAGCGCAGTTTGCGACGACCAACATTTACATCATCGATTCGCAGGACGCTCTCGCGAATCTGATCGCGGTGATGTACGGGACTGCGCGTGGCGCGAACAAAGATCAGCTCGACAGCGCGAAAGCAAATGCCGAGGAAGCGATTGAAGAGATGGCGCAGGAATATATTCGCCGTCAGCAGACGGTGACTTATAACCGTGCGTCGTACCAGGGCGCGGGATCTTCCGAGGGTAACGACAACTCGACTCTCGGAAGCACCGGAGTGGTGAGCTAATGGAATACAGATTCGACGGATCGATCAACAATGCTGGGCTCGGCCAAGCTTGTCAGGGCGTCGAGATCTATGTGCTCACGCAGCCAGCGAACACTGGAGTTTTTCCTCCGACTCCGCTCGCGAATCTTTTCACCGATTCGACAGGCGCAACGCCGCTCGCCAATCCAGTGATCAGCGACGGATCCGGCAACTTCTTCTTCTACGCGGCCCCGGGGCTCTACACTCTTTTCTATTACGATCCCTACGGACGGATCCCGAATGAGATCTTTCCCGACCAGGCGCTGACCACCGAGGGTGGCGGCACCGTCCTCAGTGTCGGTCTGACGATGCCAGCAGAATTTGCAGTGAGCGGTTCTCCTGTGACATCAAGCGGCACCATTGCGGTGTCGAAAGCGAATCAGAACGCTGGGCTCGTGTACGCTGGGCCAGCCTCGGGATCGGCCGCTGCACCGACCTTCCGCGCTCTGGTGGCTTCCGATCTTCCCGCAGGTGCTGGATCGGTGACCAGTGTCGCGCTCACGATTGCCGTCCCTGCGTTCATGACGCAAGCTGTGACGGGATCTCCGATCACCTCGACTGGAACCTTCGCGATCACGCTGGCGTTCGCCAATCAGGCTGCAAACACGTTTCTCGCTGGCCCCTCGAGCGGAGCTGCTGCAGCGCCATCCTTCAGGGCGCTCTCTGCTGCGGATATCTTCGGCCTCGTCGCGACAAGCTTCAGCGCGACTCCAACTTTCGACGCTTCGAGTTTTCTCGAACCGACTTTCACGATCACGCTGACCGGGAACGTCACCGGATCCACGGTGAACAATCCGACGAATGGCCAGAAGATCGTATTCATCATCACGCAGGACGGGACTGGCGGCCGCTCGTGGACTTGGCCAGCGAATTTCAAGGGCACCTGCAACATCGGCCCGGATGCGAACAGCGTCACAGTTCAAGAATTTGTTTACGACGGCACGAACTGGAGAGCGACCAGCTCCGGCTCGATCAACGCCACGTAGGCAATGCTCGCGGCGTGACCACGGCACGATTCCATCAACACTCGTGGGCGGCGTTTTTCAATGCGCTGGCGACTGAGGAGAAAATTCAATGGCACTTTGTACTCTGACGCTATCCAATCTGCAGTACGACAACACGCAAAAGCGGCAGCACATCTACGGGCAGATCAACGTGACGCCAGCCGACGGAACCTACCCCGTGGGCGGGATCCCGTTCGATTCCGTTTTGCTGGCGCAGTCGGGAGTGACGACCAACTCTGGCATCAAATTCACTCAGATCCAATCGGCTACGGGTAGCGGGTACATCTACCAGCGCATCCCTGCCACTGGAACGATGATGATTCTTCAGGTTCCTCCATCCGGTTCGCTGACGACTGCCTCTCCACTGCAGCAGATCCCCAGCAACACCGATATGCACGGAATCGTGAACGACATCATCGAATTCCACGCAACCGTCTTCCGCAACGCCTAACCCGTTGCGGGACAGTGGGGCTTTGCTTCTCTCATCGGCGGCAGAGCCCCGCTCAGATTTTCGGTGAATGAATGAACAATGCTTCGAGTCCTCCATTTATCTCAGTGCCTCAGGAACTTTTCGGCGGCCTCTACACGGAAGCCGCGCCGGAATCCCTTCCGCAGGGCGCAAGCCCGTTGTGTGTCAACTGCGATTTCCTGATCGGTGAACTGCAGCCGCGCCCGGGAAAGCAAAGCCAATATTATTTCGAGGGACTCTTCGAGCTGAATCAGGCTGGCCATGGCCAGAGCAATCCAGATTCAGGATCCACGGGCGAAGCTCCATGGGTGAACCCATCGAACATCGTCATCGACACGCCGGGAACCGAAGCAAGTGTCACGCTGAATTTCTCCGGCCCTGGCACGGGCGCATATTCTTTCGACAAAGCAGTTGGCGGTGCGACTGGCACCAATGCACCCAGCTTCAGCGTCGGCCCAGTCGACGCGCAATTGCCTTTTGAGTGGGCCTTCTTCGCCATCGAGCATGGAAATACCATCACGATGGATCCCGGGTGGACGGAACTCGACGGCGGCACCACTGGTTTTACCTTCGGAAAACTTCTGACAGGCGGCAGCATCTCCGCGAGTGGAACATTCGGTGCCGGAGGCAGCAGCTACGCTTCCGCACTTGCACTTTTCTACACGCAGAACAATCAGGCTCCGACGATTCAGAACGGCAACACGGCCACTTCTGGATTCGTGTTCAATATTTTCCCGCGCACGATCAGCTCTGCATGGTCGAATCCAAATACGGCCGGGAATTGCATCATGGTCACGCTGCTGCTGCTCGGGCAAACGAACGGCACCACGACGATCACCGATGACAGCGGCAACACCTACTATCCGATTGCGAACGTGCAGCAAGGCTCCAATCGACAGGTGCTGATCTACATCGCCGAAAATATTATCGGCGGCACCAATCAGGTTCACGTCACCAACACTCTTGGATTTGCGAGCAGCGGCGACATCGTGTTCACGGAACTTTCTCCGCTCGGCAATCCCAGCGCGACTGGGCCCGTGTCCGAGGAGCTGCAGGGGCTCAACTATCACTACGCAATTCCCGACACTGTCGAAGTGCTGGGCTTCCAAGTGGTGGTGAGCGGAAATCAGAGCGATGCAACGGCGACGAGTGGACTGGAAATTTCCCTCGCAAACCCAACCGCGGATTCGCCGACATTATTCGTGCAACTTCCCGCGTCTGACGGGCCAGTGACTGTAGCAACACCGATCACGAACTGGGGGCTCGATCTCACGCCGGCGCTGATAAATGATCCCAACTTTACGATTCAGGCGAAGGCCGTCGCACCTGATGGAACGCAGACAACTTTCAACGTCTATTCGCTCGCGCTGAAGGTGTGGCTCACGCCAAATCCCGCGCCGAATTTTAACTACATCAAAACTTTTTCCGAAACCGGAGGCGAGATCCTGACGCTCGCGCTTTCCGATTCGGGAATCATGTATCAGGAAGACGTGATCAATAATCCCGGCGTGCTCGTTGCCGTCGACACGAACATCGAGCCGTCGAGCTTCGCGCAGTCTGCGACGATTGATGATCGGGAATTCATTGCGATCAGCAACCTCGTGAACGGCACGGATATTCCGCTGACGTACACGCCCCCTTACTTCGACAGGCTTTCGCAGGTGGGCCCGGGCGCAGCGCCGGGAGCTTCGGCAACATCGGCCGGAGCGAATGTAGTGTCAATCAATCAGCAGCCGAAATTCCAGTTGCCACCGCTCGCTGGAACGCAGAAGACCTACATTCAGGTATCGGTGGGCGCATCGGACACCGGAACTTTCGGAACGCCTGACACCCCCGGCAACGTCTGCGCGGTGTGGATCCGCGAAAATATAAATCTGCCGACCTACACGCTTGCCGGAAAAACCTATCCGGTTTTCCAGCCGGGAACCAACATCGTCATCAGCGGCTGGCCATCGATCAATGGGAATAACATCAATAACGATCCCGCGGGAGTGACGGCACCGAAGTTCTACACGCTGACGGCCGTGGGCTCGCCGATCCCGGGGCAGGACTATTACGTCGGCTTCGTTTTCACCGTGAACTTCACGACGTTCTTTAACAACCACGACACTCCTGTCGGCCCGGGCCTCTACATTCAGTCGACGCTCGCGACGATGACGACGGACGCGCAGGTTCCCAACCTCGAAGTCGGATCTTCCTTCCAGCTCGCTGGCACCGGAGGCGCACCGCCATCTGGTTACGACAGCAACTGGACCGTGCTGACAACTCCGAATGCTTCGCAGATGGAAATCACTTCCACTGTGCTGAATGGAAACGTGGCGACCTATGGCTACGTGATCGAGAGCGGAGCGAATCCGGTGATCGGCCAGGCTGTTACCGTCACGCAAACGCTGAACGGGAATGGCATCTTCAACGTCGCCAACGCGATCATCAGCGCAGCGGGTGCGGGAAGTTTCTCGATCAATCTCGTGGGCCCGAATATCACGAGCAGCGCCGAAACCGGAGCTGGAATTATTTTCGGCACGCTGTTCCAGTTCGACGCGTTCACAATTGTCGGCAACAAAACGGGTGGCACCATCGTCACGACTGGCGTGATCGCCGAGGGGATCCGCAAAGTCTGCTACTCCTATCTGACGCGCAATGGCTACATCACGAAGCCTTCGCCGATCCTGACGTTCGACGTGACCTCCGGCGCTGCCTCGATCGCAATCAGCAACCTGCTGCCCGGGCCGCCGAATGTGATCGCACGCATCATCCACCTGACGGCCGCAAACGGCGGGAACTTCTACAATATTCCCGAGCCCGTGACTGTGAATGATAACGGCACCAACGTCATCAACACGTCAACATGGGTGAATGACAACACGTCGACCAGCGCGATCCTGAGCTTCAGCGATGCGGTTCTACTCGCCGGAGATCAGATCGATATCGAAGGCAACAATCTTTTCAACTGCGCCGAGCTGGGGAGCTGCGTGGCGCTCATTCCTTACTCGAACCGACTCTTCGCTGTTGGCGAACAAAACAAGCTGACGAATCTTCTGAACTGGTCCTTCGACGGCGGGATCCAGACGCTGCAGCAAACTGCAGGTGGATCCGGCTCAGTGAACCAGACCTATCCGGCCGGATGGACCGTGGATCCGACGAGCGGCCTCGGCGGCAGCGTCGTCGACTCGAGCATTTTCGGATTTGCTTACCAGATCCTGAACGACACCGGATCCACGCAAGCTGCGTACGGCATGATCACGCAGGGCGCGTTTCAGGATGAGTTCCTTGTGCCGATCATCGAACCGTCGACGACTTACAGCGTGCGTGTTACTGCTGCGGTGCCGACAGGAGCCGCATCTGGAAATCTTGTCGTCGATCTCTTCAGTCCGAAAATCGGCCGCGCTGTTGGATCCTTCTCGCTCGCACTGAACTCGATGACGTCGAGCATGCTGATTTACACCGGGACGCTGCTTACCACGACACTCGCTCCGGTGCCGACGGATCTAAGGCTGCGGATCTGGGCGCAAAATATTCCGACTGGCGTACAGATCAATGTTGATCGTAACGAAGTATTTCCGACGGAACAGCCAAACCTGAATCAGCAGGTGACTGGAAGCTACACCGACAATTTCGAGAGCTTCGATGAGATCACTGGTGTGATTCTCGGCACCAACGTGAACCAGCAGCCCATCGTGAGCGCGTTCGTGCTGTTCGATTCGCTCTATCTGGTGAAGACCGGATCGCTCGTGAACATTTCGGACAATAATTCGACAGAGCCGAATAACTGGAACGTGCCGCGCACCGTTTCGGCGGCCGTTGGAGCGAGTGGACCTTACGCGGTGACCCTCGGGATCGACGAACCAAACTCCGGCGAAGAATATGCGCTTGTCGCGGGGCGACCAGGCGCGTATCTCTACGCTGGTGGCCAACCGATCAAGATCACCGAAGAAATTCAGAAGGCGTGGAACACGATCAACTGGGTTGCGGGGGCTACGGTCTGGATCAAAAACGATATCACCAACCGCAGGATCACAATCGGCGTGCCGATGAAGACGAAAGTGCTGATCAAGAACCAACTGGTCCAGAATCCGTGGATGCCAGAAGGCATTGTTGCCGACGATACAAACCCGCTGACGCCAAACGTCATTTTCATGTGTAATTATAAGCAAGTAAACACCGGAAATGAGCTGGCAGGGTCGCCTGAAGTGCATCGAAGCTACTCCGGCAAGCTAATCGCGTCTGAAATCGTTAGAAAGTGGTCAATATGGTCGATCAAGAGCCCGTGCGCGGCATTTATTACGCGTCCTGACGGCACTGCGCCACTTTTCATCGGGAATTCCGATCACACCGGAAAAATCTACGATCTCGTCGACGGTTTGCTGCAGGATGACGGCGAAGCATTCACGCAGGACTATATCACCTCGCCTTTTGTGTCGAAAGAAACCGGACAGGGCACGCAGATGGGCGCAGTTCGCTACAATTACGATTACATGACGCTGCAGGTGGACGGCGAGGGAGATATGTCGATGACCGCGCTGCCCAACACGCTCGACACTCCTTATTTCAGCGAGCTGCTGCCGGATCTTACTCTTCCCGCGTCGACCAACGGCGATGTGGAGGTTCCAGTGAACGAATGCGGTTCGCGTTTGTTCATGGAGTTCATTTCGGACAAAGTCGATTCCGGTTTTTATCTGCGAAGCATCGTCATGGTCATGCACCAAGATCCTTGGAGCCCTGTGCGCGGTGTGAACAACTAAGGAGCGCACCATGGCAGTCGACATCAACAAGGAACTCACCTTCATCCGGCAGATCCCGGAAATCGGAAATTATCTCGGTGATGCCCTTAACCGGATGGTAAAAGGCATCAATCAGTCGGGCTCCAGCAGCGGCATAGATCCATCCGGCGTGCAGCCATCGCCACCGCCGATCCAGGCGCTGAACGTGAAGACGAACGGCACTGGACTCGTGCATGTGACGATCACCGATCACAATCAGATCTCGAAAAACCTGCACTACTTTGTCGAATACGATACGGATCCCAGTTTCAGCAATCCGCAGGTGAAGCATCTCGGAGTGACGCGCACGATGGATCCGATTGCATTGCCCGGGAACGATGACAACGGAAATCCGCAGAGCTTTTATTTCCGCGCCTACTCGCAATATCCCGGGAGCCATCCCGGGCCGCCGATTAAATTCGGAGGCACTTCGGCCACGGCCGTGAATCCCGGTGGCACGCAGAACCTCACGCTCCTGCAGTCGACGGGATCCGGCACCGCGCAAACTTCAGGGCAGGAAGGTGGAAGCGGTTTTGGTAAGATCCAGATCAGGCCAGCAACAGGAAAGAGCGGGAAATGATCAGAGATTTCGAGGCGACGGATCTGGCGACGGTGAAGCGATTGATGCAAGCGAACGGACTTCCACCGGAGTGCATGCCGGATATGGTTATCGAGAATCACCTCGGCCAAAAACAGCAGAACCCGTTGTTCGTCGTGAAGCGCGTGTATGAATACAAAAACGAAACCGCGCTGATCTGCTTTTTGAAGCTGCGCTCGGAGCTTTACTTCTTCATCGATCACACCATCGGCACGCCGGAGGAACGCTGGCAGATGCTGAAGGAGTTCACCGAGGACATGCGCCAGCAAGCGTGGAAAAAAGGGCTCGATCAGATGACGGCTTTTGTTCCACCGGAGGTCGACAAGAGCTTCGGAAAGCGAATGGAGGATCTTGGATTTGTGCGCGGCCCGTGGGTTCCGTACTCGATGAATCTGAAGTAGTAAACCTTTCGCCTGATTTGTGGCATACTCTCTACGAACCGGGTGATAGATGAGGATCCATGCTATGACCCGAATTCACGTCTTCAAAATCCTGCAGCTTGGCGACGACGAGAAATTCCACACTGTCGCCGAGTCCTTCTACCACACAGATCTGGTTCCAATGCGTGCTGATCGCGGTGCGGTCAAGCAAGGAAAAGAACAGGGCCAACAGGCAAACACGATAGCGACTGGCGCTGGAGCGAACGCAACGCAAGAAGGCACGCAGCTCCGCACGCAGCTCGAGCAGCGCGCAGAAAATCCGACAGGCTACTCTCCCACCGATCTGAACAACATGCTCGTCGCGCAACAGGAATCCGCAGGTGGATCGAACGCCACAATCGGTGGCGAAGGAAAATTGACGGCAATGCGTACGCGTAACGCCGGAGGATTTGCTCCAGCTCTCGATGCTGCCGCTCAAGCGAAAGCTCGCACCCTGGCATCGGGTGCGCTCGGAGTGCAAAACGCAAACGCAACGCTCAAACAGCAGCAGCAGGAACAGGCGCTGCAGCAGCTCCAAGGTCTTTACGGCACCGACACGAGCGATCAGCTCAAGGCCATGGGTCTGCAGTCCGAAGATCTTGCGAACCAGCTTCAGGCTGGCCGTCAGGGATGGCTGCAGAATACCGATCAGACCATTCAAGCGATTGGAAGCCTCAGTGGCTTCAAACCGGGCAAGTAGGAATAAACGATGGCCGACATCACACTCGACGACATCATGGCAGCGCCGTCCGATCAGGACTCGCTGCAAGCGCATCTTCTCGCGAAGGGCTACATTCAGCCGCCAGCTCCTCCACCGGAGCCAGCGCCGACGGTAGCCCCCGCAGAAGTATCGACGCCGCTTTCTCCGGTGACGCCAAAATCTGACGTAGCTCCGATGCGCCGACCAGCGCGTTATGATGCTCCTGCTGGCGACCCTGCGCTCACGCGTGGCGAAAATCTTACTCCTCCCGATATCGATGTGACTCCTCCAGTCGCGCCAACTCTCAGTCCAGTGACAGAACCTCGCAGACCAGAAGCTCCAGTCCCGGCGCTGAATGCTGCGGTGCCGAGCGCGGCTGTTGCAAAGATGTCGCCGATTGAGCCAGCTCCAGAAATTGCAGGGAAGCCGATGGAGAGTCCGACTGGAATTTCCGTCGCGCCGATGACGCCACCCGTTGCTCCAACCAAACAGGAATCGCAAGCGGCCGGAAAGTACGAATACAACCTGAATCGTCCGGTGGTGAATCCTGCGGATCCAATCGAGAAACAGGAGGCAACGCGGCGTCTGCAGATCGCGTATGACCGCGAGCATCCGCTCGGCAGCGATGTGTCGCGCATGCCTGGTACGAAAGGAAAAATCCTGCACACGCTCGGCGAGATCGGCCAGATCGCTGGTGGCGCAATCGCTCCCGGCGTCATCGAACAGATCCCGGGCACGGAGCGCAATCGCCAGCTTCAGGATCGCGAACTCGCTTCCGATATCGTTCAACGCGAAGGAGCAAACAACGCGGCGAAGCGAACTGAAGCGGAAACGGCGCTGCAGGGAGCTGAAACAAAAACGGCTGAAGCGAAGCTTGCGCGAGAAGGAACCGAGCAAAGCCTCGAGAAGGATGCCGAGGGCAACATTACGGGATGGAAAGACGGCAAGGGCGAATTGCATTCGCTCGATGAAGAAGGAACTCCACAGGCGATCAAAGACATCGCCGATGCGAATCAGAACAAGCCGCACTTCGAGAAATCGACGAACGGCGACATCGTTCAAATCACTCCCGGGAAAAACGGAGCTGCTGCGACGTCGAACGTGGTGTACAAAGGGCAGCCGGGGATCAAAACGGAAACGCGCTCGATTATTGGTCCCGACGGTCACGCGCACGATCACGTCGTCGATATCACTCCCGGCAGTCCGACGTTTGGAAAATCGCTCGCGGATCTCGGCCGCACAAAGGAAGACAAGGTGGAATCGCCGACGGCGGCCATCGCGAAGGACAAAGCGAATGAACGCGTCGTTCTCGCATACGACAAGGATGGCAAGCAGCACTTGATGTCGAAGGCCGATGCGGATGCGGAAGGGATGACGCACATTACTGCGGCTTCACCGGGGGATATCGACAAGGCGAAAACACACCACGTTGTGCTGAACACGCTGCAGACGCAGCTCAATAGCGTTGTCGACAACAGCAAGGCGCTCGATCAGAATATCGGGCAGCGTGCGATCATCGCGAGTGCGCTCGCGCATCCGTCGAACACGACAATCGACTCTCTCTTCCGCGCTGGAGTTCTCGCCGGCGCGACGGAGGAAACGAAAAATTATGTACAGTCCGTGTTGGCGCTGCGCGAAGCAGGACTCGCGTTGCCGAAAGAAATCACGGGCGGTTCGCGTGTTGCAGAGATCCAGGCTTCTGCGTTGTGGGCAACGATGCCGGGAGCTGGCTCGCTCGATAGCAAGTACGCGATCAAACAGGCCAAGAAGTTCCAGCAGGACATTGATCGTCTGCGGGAACGCGCACCGGAAGTTCGCGGCCAGTCGATTGTGGATCCAAACGAAGCGATCCAGACCAAGGGAGAAAAGCAGCACACTGCAGGTGCCTCAAATGCGGGGGCAAAACAGGAAGCACCAGCTCCCCCGGCCGGGAAGAGCGTTGTTTACGATGAGAATCATCAGCCGCACTTCGTGAACACCAGCAAGCTCGACGATTTCCTGAAAGACCCGAAGTACAAGAACTGGACTAAAAAATAGTGGCCACTGACGACGAATATGGGCTCACTCCGGCCACCGCGACAGCGACGGCGCCGGAAGATGAGTACGGACTCGAACCTGCGAATAAGCAGGGCGCTACCGCTACGGCCGAGCCGCCCACCGACGAGGAAATCGAAGCAGCGTACGGTAAAGATGTAACGCCGAAAATGCGAGCTGCTCTGAAGAGCGGCGTGGCTCCGATGCAGAAGCCCACGAACTTCGAGGCAGAAAACGCACGTCCTTACATCGAAAACTTCGGGGCGCGTGAACCCGGGACAGAAATGCAGCCGCAGGAATATCTCGGTCTGCCAAATACAAAATTGATCAAGAACGCGGCATCTGGCGCTGCGGATCTTGTGAAGGCTACCGGAAAGGCTGCGTATGATTTTGGGCTCGGCGAAGTTAATCCCGACACCGGAGAGTTGGAGCATGGACTTGGCGGGATCGTTGGCCTGAACACAAAGGGAGAATTTGCCCCCGGTGAACGCGCAACGAAACTCGCGAGTCAGTACATCGCTGAACCAGCGGCCGCCGAATGGAAAAAGGGAGAAGAGGAAGGTGGGCTCCCCGGCATTGCACACAAAGCTGCCGCCGCAATTCCGCTTGTCGGCCCATGGGCTGCTGGGCTTGGTGAACGCGCAGGAACGGGTGATGTTGCTGGCGCTGGCGCGGAAGCTACCGGACAAATCCTCGCTGGAGCTGGCGCAGAAGAACTGCCCAACATAAAAGACGTCGGAAAGAAAGTCGCATTCGGTACTCCGATCACCGACGCAGGAAAGCTTGCCGCTGCGCGTGAACAGTTGCTCGGCGTGAAAAAGCCGACGATGAGTGAAACCGAATACGCGCAGAAGGTGAACGACGTTCTTCCTGAGCTTCAGCGGATCGCGCAGGATAATCAGGGAAAAATTAAAGGGCCGCGTGATGGAGTTGGTGCGATCAATCGCCGCATCGATCAGCTCGAGGCTCCGATTGCTCACCATATCGAAACTGATCCAATTGCCTCTTCGACTGTGCTGCATCCCGATCAGTACCAGGCGCAAGTCAGCGCGGCCATCGATGAAGCTCTCGGCGCACGCGGAGAAAAACTTACTCCTGAAGAAATTCAGAAGGCGAAAGACAAGGTGATGAAGTATCTCGGCACCGAGCCGAAATCACTGAGCGCAATTGAGGATCACCGCGTTCGCCTGAATCAGGAAGCAAACGATTACTATAATTCGCGGCCAGCAGAACGCCGCGCCATGAATTCTTCGGACGCGGAGGCCATCGCGCAGCGTGCAGCCGCAAATAAAATTCGGGACATTCTCTACGGTGACGAAGCAAGCGGAGCACCGGGAGAACTCGAAAAAGCTGGAGTCAATGCCGTCGACTCTAACGGTAGACAGGTTCCGATCCGCGAGATTCGCAGAACTGTCGGCCGCCTAATCGAAGTGCGTGATCACTTTGAAGACGCAATGGTGAAGGCCGAGCAGACTGGCGACTGGAATCCGTTCAAACCGATGTTCACCGGACCTTCTCTCGCTGCTGGCGGTGCCGGAGTTGTCACCGGAGCGGCTGTCGGTGGGCCTTTCGGCGCACTGCTCGGACTGATCGGTGGCGAAGGACTGAAGGCGTGGGGCGATTATCTCAAGTCGAAGAATCAGAATCTCCTCACACAAAAAGCTTTTGAGAATCTGGCAGGAGTGAAGGAGCCTCCGGTCACTGCAGATATCAGAACTCGCACGCCCGTTGGCGCGAGCACGCAGCCGTACGGTCCACAGCAGCCAGCTTTTTCGCAGCCGATTGGGCCTGAGCTTCCTGCGGGAGCGCGAGTACCGCAATTCGAGCAGAATCAAGTTGCGCGGCCAAATCCGAATCAGTCTGGATTGTGGCAGCCGCAAGTTGGCGAGCTGCCGCCGATCCAGTTCAATCCTCCCGCGCCAAAAGTGGAACCGCTGCAGCCTGACACTGCGTGGAAGCTTGGCAACATCGGAGTGGGTGAGCCACCGACGACGCGTGCGCTGCCAGCTCCGGCAACACCGCTGCCACTGCCCGGGGCGGCCGAGCTGGCGCACCCTGAGATGTTCCCGCAGCCACCGATGACCCGGGAGGCCGTTCGCCAGATTTACCGGGATCCCAATAGCGGCCAGATGCGTCGTGGATTCACTGGCGAGGGCAAGGAGCTGCCCGTCGGCCACACTGCCGAGGGTGGCGACATCATCCCGCCGATCACACCGCCAGAACTCGCACGGAGGGCCATAGGGACGCCGACGCCTGAACCTGCTGGGTTGACACCTTTTATGCAAGATCTCGTCGCAAAGGCCGGAAAGCGGCTTACTGAGCAGCAATCTGAGGCTGCCTTCAACGAAGCCCGGGCGCGTGGCTTCAATATCAGCAAGAACGACTTCCTTGACCGTCTGAAGGCCATTGCGGAGCCCGAAGCAGCTCCTGCAGGGCTCGGAGAGATCGGTGGGAAGGGCCGGGAAGGCGTTCTTGGGAAAATCGAAACGACACCAGCCGAGAAGCTGAAGGAGGGCGACACGTTCGTCGACGAGAAGGGCGATCCGCGCCGGATCACGGAGATCACCGAAGACGGCACGATCAAGACGGCCGATCACACGCTCCGCGATTATCCGCAGGGCGAGATCCGGCACCTCGGTGAAATCAATTCGCCGAAGGCGCAGCTCGCTCGCGGTGGAATGTTCCATCCTGAAGGAGAAGTCGCGGAAGTAGAAGAAGGCCGCCATGACCTTGGAGAAATAAATAGCGAGGTGCCAACCGAGGGCACAGAGGAAACGCCCAAGAGTCCAGAAAAAGCGATCGAGGCGCTGAAGCAGCGCGTTGAAGATCGAACTCACAATGGAGAAGAGCGCGATTATCAGGTTCTGAAACCGGGAGAAGTGAATCCGCGCCAGCTCTACGCAACGACTTTCTTGCTCGACGACGGATCCGCGCTGCAGGGCGACATGGGAATTAAGTCGCACATGCAGCTCGCACGCGAAGTTGGAAAGAATCTTCTTAACGATGCAAATGCGATCCGCGTCGTTGCCCCTGATGCTTACGAATTGCACGGCATGCCCAGCGAGGCGCAGATCTCTGAAATGGCGCGGATGGTAAGAGGTCTTATCGAGCAGTTGAAGGAACGCGGCAATGGAGAAGAGCGCCTGGGAACTCCGGTCTATTGGGACTTTTATCCCGATGACGTGAAGGGCTATTCTGCGGATGCGTCCTCACCAAAGCACGAATCTGGCGCTGGATCTCTTGCTGATTTCCGTCGCGCCATTGATGAGTACTACAAGCCGACGCTTGTGCAGCCTGATCGCGTTGTCGATGGGAAGGCCGTCTTTGACAAACCAGTTGCGCCGGAAGCACTCGAGTCTGGCCGCACAAATAAATTTGGTCCCGATGACGTTCGCATCAGCACGCGGAATCCGACTGCGCTAAAAGCGACGGAGGACGCGCACGCCACGCCGCTGACGATTGACATGGACGCGGTGAACAGCGCGAAAGGTCTGCCGGAGAAACTCGCCGACGTCGTGAAGCAGTATCCAGAAATGAAAAAGATTCTCGCCGGCGTGAAGGATCCGAAAGTCGCGCTCGAGCGATTCGTTCAGCACATGTCCGACAATCTCGAGTGGATGCACAATCAGATGCCACCGGAGATCCGCGAGGTCACGCAAAAGTGGTATGAGAGCGCGAACCAGATCGCGAAGGACATGGCCGAAAAATATGGCTACGATCACAAGCAAACTTCCGGTGCCATGGCGGCACTCTCTCCGCAGAAAGACTGGAACATGAACGTGTCGCTCGCGGATCGCGTGGCCGACACTCTGAAGAACAAAGCGGATATCGTCACGACTCCGGAGATGCTGGACAAAGCGAAGCAGCTCACGAAGGGCGGCGGCAACGCAGCACTGAAGTCCATCGTGAAAAACATCAAGGACAAATCGCTTTCGGATCTCAAGGATCCTCTCGACAAGGCCGCGTGGGTTCGCCTCTACGACGAAGCGCACAACTCGCGCTCCTACGACAACATTGCACCGGACGGCCGCGTGACGGACAAGGCGCGGAATGCGGATGGAGCTGAATCGAAAGTGGCGTGGGGAGATCTCGGCTCGATCGCAAAAGCGGTGAACATCCTCGAAGACGGATCCCGCGAAAATATTTCGCGGCAACTCGGCGAGCAGCACAAGGTGCGGAACTTCTATAACAACATCGTGGATCCGGCAAGCGACGAGCCCGATGTCACCATCGACACGCACGCCGTTGCGGCCGCGCACATCCAGCCGTTCTCTGGAAACAGTCATGAAGTCGGAATGAATTTTGGTGGGCCCAGCTCCGCGCTCACAGAATCCAACGGGACCTACCCGCTTTATGCGGAAGCGTATCGCCGCGCTGCGGATCGCCTCGGGCTCAAACCGCGCCAGCTCCAGAGCATCGTGTGGGAACAGGTGCGCGATCTATTTCCGGCAGAGTGGAAAACTGCGGAGCACGCGAAGCAGGTGGCAAACATCTGGAGTGATTTTGGGAAGGGTAAAATAAATCTCGGCGAGGCACGACAGAAAATCGTGGATCTCGCCGGAGGGTTCAAGAAACCGGAATGGTTTGAGGAATCAAGCCGCTGATTCTTTTCGCAGTTCTTCAGGCAGCGCAGCTTCCTGCTCGGCATCGAGCTGCTTCGGGGGATTCCCCAAATAAGCCAGATCGAGGTAATTCTCTCGCGTGACAGGAGTGCCCGTGCTCTTCAGGCGCTCCAGAATCAGATCTTTTTCTTTTTCCACGGTGAACCTCCAACGCTGTCAGTATAGTCTTACTCGGCCGCTTTCTTGTCGAAGTGAGGGTGGCGCGTGATCAATGCCTTGCCGTCGACGATTTTGTGGCCCGGGCAATTCGGGATCCCGCACTTGCAAACCGCTTCTTTCTGCATCGGAGCTACTTTGGTTGCCATGGTGGATCTCCTCGAGATGAATTGTACTCCCTAACGCAGTTGCTTACGGTGGGCAAATTTCCAGAGAATACTGCCCTCGAAATTGGCAAAGACTGCCTTGCAAAGTTCCTGAGGCAATCCCACCACAATCGCGTAGATGGCTCGGAGTAGTACAACGATCAGCCACAAAACGGCTGGGCCGATCACAATGCCGATGAACAGAAGTGCTGCAAGTTCGACTATCATTTCACCTGACTCCAAGTGTCGTTGTTTCTCCACTCGCAGACCGTAGTCTGCAAGCCCGTTTCCCGCAGCTCCCGGGCGGCTTTCAGAGCATCGTTAACCGTCGGGTGCTGCCCAGCTTCGTGCCACGTTTCCTGATCGCGTTGCCGCCACAGTGTCAGCCAGCTCGTCATACAAACCTCCCATTGATAGTGTCGCGCCCGGGAGCGGCCGCTGGAATGGGTCCTCAGTTTCCCACAGGGGGTACGTGCGATTGGTACTTGAGTACCAGAACAACAGTATATACTCTTCTCCCGTGGAAAGTCTGGCCACCGCAGTCGATAGGATCCGCACATCAGGACGCGTTCCCCTCGGCGTTCTGTCTTACGATCCCCGCACCGACAGCGTCCACGTTCAACTTTTCAAGGACATTCAGGATATCGACGAGGCCAACGCGCTGTTGCTGAAATACGGGCTCGTCGTTCTGCCGGAGGATCAGGATGAACATCGCGATAGTCAGCAACCTAAATAACGGGATCGGTCTGCAGCGCGAGTACGAACTGCTGCGGGATTTTCTGATGGCAGAAGGCCATGCCGTGATGGGAGTGCAGTACGACGAAGAACCTTACTCCGGCGGCGGTCCATGCGATCTCACCATTTTTCTCGAAGTGATCCCGCGCAACATGCTCGGTCTTTCGGAGCGGCGATGGATTTTTGCAAATCCAGAGTGGACGACGCCGGAGATGATCCCGATCATCGAGAGATCCTGCGAAAAGATTTTCGCGAAGACGCACGAGGCCGAGCGCGTTCTCGAAGAAGTGTTTCCAGGCCGCGTCCACTACACCGGATTTCTCGCTCGCGATCAGTACGATCCGATGTATCCGCGGATGCCAGCGTTCCTCCACCTCGCCGGGAACTCGACATTGCGCGGAACGGAAGCGGTTCTCGACGCGTGGCGCTGGAAAAAGAACGGCGAAAAATTGAAGGCCATGCTGCACGTCGTCGGAACTGCAAAATTCAGCCGAGCGGGGCTCGAAGACGATCACCGCGTCCAATTCCATGATCGCCTCGATGAGGATCTGCTGAAGCAGTTTCAAAATATGTGCATGTTCCACCTGTTGCCGAGCGGCACCGAGGGATTTGGCCACGCGATCCACGAAGCGATGAGCGTCGGTGCCGACATCGTCACGCTGGATGCTCCACCGATGAACGAAATCAAGAACGGCTGGCTCATGAAAGCGGAGAAGGCTGGCCGCTACAACCTCGCGGATATTTATCAGACCGATGCTCTCGAGATTTTTGACACTGTCGAGCGACTCATGAAGATTCCTCTCAGTGTCAGAGTGGCAGAAGCTATACGGCAAGAGTGGCTCGATGGCGTCAATTACTTCATGGCGGCGATGCGAACGCACCTCGGCAGCTCCGTGAAGAAGATCGAGCGCGTTCGCCGCGTCGACGGGAAAAAGGCAATCGCCTTCCTCGGCAACTTCGAGGCGCAGGAGAGCACCGAGAACATGGTGAAGTGGGCGCTCACCGAGCGGCTGAATATTTCCGTCGAACTGCTGCAGGAAAATAAAGTGAACCTCGCGGCGATCAAGGAAGCGATGGAGTGGAACGACGCATTTTTGTGGGTGCGTACGCCTGGATGGCTCGACGTCGGGAATAACGAAATGATCGGATTTCTCGAGGAGATGGAAAGAAAGAAAATCCCAACGCTCTCGCTGCACCTCGATAAATTTTGGGGGATCCCTGCGCGTGAAGAGAGAATTGGACTCGATGCTTTCTGGAGAGCGCATCAAGTGTGGACGGCCGACGGATCGCGCCAGAAAGATTTCGAGGAACGCTGCGTTCGTCATCACTGGATGAAGCCAGCGATCAGCGAGGAATATTGCCACCCGGGCCGTCCGTACGATCACCTGAAGTGCGACGTGCTTTTTGTTGGAGCGAAGGACTATCACGCGGAGTATCCCTTCAGGAGAAAACTGGTGGAGTGGCTCGCGCAGACCTACGGTGAGCGGTTCAAGCACGTCACGAACGTGCGCGGCCATGAACTGAACAACGTCTATGCGAGCGCGAAGATTGTCGTCGGCGACTGCATTTTCGCCGGGACGCCGTTCTACTGGTCGGATCGGGTGCCAGAAACTATCGGCCGCTACGGTTTTCTGGTTCACCCGTGCGTCGAAGGGATCAATGACCGGACCATGGTGCTCTACAATCCGCAGGATCTCGCGGATCTGCAGCTTTCGATTGAGCACGGGCTCGGCCACGATGATTACACTCGGAAAATGTTCTGTCGCGATGCTGCCGATATCGTCAGGGATCAGGACACTTGGACAGATCGAATGTGGGAGATCCTGAAAGGTGTGGGGATTTTATGAAGTGGCGAATGAAAAAGATGTGCGACAATTGCCCGTTCCAGTCCAGCGGTTCAGGGCTTCTGCTTCGGAAGTCCCTTGGTCGAGGCCGCTGGGCTGGGATCCTTCACAACCTGATGAGCGACGGATCCTTCCAGTGCCACAAGACCGTCGAATACGACGATGAGGGCGAGCCGAAACACAGCACAGCAAAACTTTGCGCCGGCGCGTTAGAGTGGCAGGAGAAAAACCTCGGGCACGTTGGCCAGTTTGCCCGAATCATGGAGAGAGCAGAATGGCTATTTGCTCAAAGGAAAATTGCAATCAAACAGCGACTCTCGTTGTTCGCCTCAAAGTCGCCGTCGAAGGATCAGAGATCCCGGCAGAAGTGTTCGCGGATCTCTACGCGTGCAGCGCGGAGCACGAAATCACGGACGGCGAGATCCACAAATTCTTCCGTGACACTTGGGACGTCTTAGCGATGGGCTTCGCTCTGCGCCATCTACCGCGTCCAGTGATCGAGAAGACCGAGTTCGCATGGGTGCCTGTTGAAGAGTACGAGGCGTTCAAACAATTTTACGAAGGTCCGGTTCCAGAGGATCCAAACAGAACGGAGTGGACAAACTGATGCTGAACGTCGTGTGGACGATCAACGATTCTTTTTGGGACATGGGATTGCCGAAGTGGATCCTCGAACGCGCCGATAAATGCCAGCACTATCAGGGGCTGCACTGGGCGAAAGAGCTGCAGGGCACAGACGTTGGTGTCATCGTGATCCCGGGGCAGCACTGCACGCACCGCTACATCGAGCTGAACGAAGCGGCCGCTAATTTCAAGCGCGTCGTCTTCGTGATCGTCGGCGACGAGGAGGCGAAGTTCAGATCCGAAAAGCTCGAGCATCCCGAGATGCGGATCTGGTGGTTTGCTCCACCGTGGAAGACTCCGCAACGCGCCGATCACCTCGGGCCATTCGGCTGGCCGACTGGCGCTCTCGAACTGATCACCGCAGCAAAGAAGGAAGCAAGCAAGGAGCGGATCTACAACCTGAACTTCTGCGGCCAAGTCACGCACGAAAGACGGGCCCAGTGTGTGAGGGCTGCGATCTCGATTCCGACGCGGCAACTCATTTTCCCGACGCACGGTTTCGCGCAGGGGATGGCCAGAGAGGATTACTACGAGCACCTTCTCGAATCGCGCTTCGTGCTTTGCCCGTCGGGCCCGTGCATGCCGGATTCTTTCCGGTTCGCCGAGGCGCTCGAATGCGGCTGCGTTCCGATTGTCGACAACAAGGCACCGGATCCGGAATATCCGCGAGGCTACTGGAAGTACCTCTTCACGAGCTTTCCTTTTCCGTTCGTCGACGAGTGGGATGAGCTTCCGAAAATGTTCCCACACCTGATCCACGAATACGAAGATCTGCAGCGTCTATGCACTTCGTGGTGGCAGACGGAGAAAGAGCTGATGGTGCTGCGTATGCAGGGGAATATATGTCGGAGCTGATCACCGTCTTGGTTTCGAGTTCGCCGATCCTGACTCACCCCGACACGACGATGATCGAGGAAACGATTCGCTCGATCCGCGCCCAGCTCCCTGATTCACCGATCAAAATAATGTGCGACGGTGTGCGCGAAGAGCAAGCGCACCTCGCGCCAGCCTACAAGGAGTACATCAAAGAACTGGTGAAGCAGATGCTGTTCAACTGGGAAAATGTTTACGTTTATCCCTTCCCGACTTTTCAGCACCAGGCCGTCATGACGATTCGCACGCTCGACACGGTGCAGACGCCGCTGATTCTTTTTGTGGAGCACGACACTCCGCTCATGGATCGGCCGAATGACTGGGATTTTCTGGTGAACACTGCGAATGCCGGGATCTCCCCGATGATTCGCTTTCACTACGACGAAACGATTCACCCCGATCACCTGCACCTGATGTGGGGCGAGCTGACGCCTTACCTGATCAAGACGACGCAGTGGAGTCAGCGGCCGCACCTCGCGAACAAAGTCTGGTACGAAACTCTGCTACAGAAGCACTTCTCGCCGGAGTCGCGCACCTTCATCGAGGACAAGATCTACGGTGTCGTAGTGAATGAGCCGTGGGAGTGGCACCAGCTCTCGATCTACAACCCCGAGGGCACTGGCCAGAACATGAAGCGCAGTCGGGATCTGAACGGGCGCGGCGACGAACAAAAATATCCGCTGACTTTTTAAGGAGCACCATGGAAACTCTGCAGATCAGATTTATTCGCGGCACTGGATGGGACAGCAAAGTGATCGAGTGGGACACGCGCTGCTGGACCTCGCACGTCGAACTGGTGTCCATCTTCATGACATTCGGTGCCCAGTTGAAGGGTGGAGTGAAGTGGCGCTCGGTTCTTGATCCCTGCTACAAAAATGTAGATTGGATCGAAGTGTTCGAGATACAGATTACGGATCTGCAGCACGAAAGGCTGCAGAAAATCATGGAGGAAACGGACGGGCTGCCGTACGACTGGCGAGCCATCGTCAGCTTCGGTCTTGGCCAGCGGGACTGGCGCGAACCGGATTCTTGGTTCTGTAGCGAGTTTGTCTGCATGGTTCTCGAGCAGCTCTGCATCCTTTTAGACCTCGGAGTTGATCTTCCTGTGTGGCGAATCACCCCACGCGATGCGTACATGCTACTGAAAGAGAAATCGAATTTTAAGCTGGTGTATCAAAGCACTTCAGTAAAACCTTCTTTGAAAAAGTGAGGAACCGATGAGCAGGTGGGAAGTCGATCCATGGAACGACACAGAAATAATGAACAAGGTGGTGGGGAAGGTCCTGCCGAATCCATACGAAACGGAAGAACAGGCGCGAATCATCTTCTACGGTCAGAACGGGCCGCGCTGTCTGGAGATCGGAGCGGGTTACGGCCGCCTTCTGCCTGAGGCGCGGAAATATTTCACTGAGTGCTACGGGATCGATTCCTCGGCGAGCATCGTTGCGCGATCGACGCGCTATTTGCTGGATGACTTCAACTGCAAGGTTGTCCTGAGCGACGGCTACCAGATCCCGTTCCCGAACTCGCACTTTTATTTCGTCTACTCCTTCACCTGCTTTCAGCACATGCCGGATCTCGAAACGATCCAGCAGAATTTACGCGAAGCATTCCGCGTACTGAAGCGCGGAGGTAAATGTCGAATCCAGACGGTGCTTGGAAATCGCGATGAAGCCGGCCGTTACGATGGCTACGTGTTCAGTGATCCACAAGAATTTGCAGACGAACTTCGATCTGTGGGATTTCCCGAAGTCACCGCGACAGTCGTTGATGAATGGATTTGGGTCACAGGAGAAAAGCCATGAGAGAGATTTGCATCGTTCCAACCTATCGTCGGCCGGAAATGCTTTATTACTGTCTGACGCTGATCCGGCACTACGAGCCGACGATGCCCATCGCCGTTTTCCCTGATCGCGGCACGCGTAATGACAAGGAGATCCGCGACGTGATGGACATCTTCGATCCAGAAATCACTGCCGCGATGCTGGTGCCGGAGCACGACTACTACGGCAACACGTACAACACAATGGAAGCACTGCGCTGGGCCTATAACGGGATTTGGGACCGCGTCTATTACATCGAAGACGACGTGATGGTGCATCACGATTTCTTCGACTGGCACCGCCGGATGCACGAGGAATATTCCGACGAAATGGATCTGTTCGCGTCGATGGGCTGGGTCTTCAACCATTTCGCGCCGATCAACGAAGACGTTTTGATGCAGCCCTGGTACTACTCGGTTGGAACCTGCTTTTCGGTTGAAAAGCTTGAGCTGATCGTGAAGCACGCGAATCCTTTTTACTATCGCGACATGCCCGGGTATATCGAGAAAGCTTTTCCGAAAAGCATACTGAACACTGCGGCGTCGATTTCACACTACGAACAGGACGGCCTTATCCAGCGCGTGATGGAACTCGACAGATCGCAGACGATCACCAGCGGAATGGGGCGCTGCACGCATCTCGGACCTTTCGGCTACAACAAGGGATGGGAAAAACGCGCTGACTTTTTCGGCGATGCGAAAACTTTCGAGGAGCGCGTGGCGAGGATCTCGAAGCTGATCGCGGATCCCTACTGGCGCGCTTCACTTTTCGGCCGCGAAATCGTCGAACGCGAAATTGGAAAAGTTCTGCCGCCAAAATTCAACAAATATCTTTTGCGTGTCGGCGAGTTCGAGTGCGCGTACGAATCGGAGCTGGGCATCGACGAGTTGCCGAAGCGGCTGCGCTCAGTTCCTCGAACACCTGAGATGGAAATCGTGGTAGAGTAAAAACCGTAACGCGTTGAAACCGGGGCAACGCTCCAATTCTCATTGGAGGATCAGCATGCCACCGTATAATTCGACCCCCGGCCTCGACAACACCCCTGTCCACATGCTTCAGCCCGGGGTTCCCCAACAAGCTTTTGGATCCATGGATCATGGAAATCCCGGCTGCCTGATGGCGATCACTGGTGTGTCCGTCGACGGCAGCGGTAATGCCACGCTCTCTGTCGTTGTGCGCTCTGGAAATATTCCAAAAGCAAATTCGTTCAACTACTTGATGACCGTGTCGAAGACCACGCTGCAGGGCGGGGCGCTGAACGGAACTGGTTTTGAGCCGACTGCGGTCAGCATAAACGCTCTGACAGGGATCGGGACGCTGACGTATGCCACCGGAGCAACGACGCAAACCGAAATCGCGCAGAGCGGCGAAGTTTGGTTTCCCGCGCCGGAATTTGGCGAAGCCTGTCTGCAGCAAGCGAGTCAAGCATTCGCAGTGCAGCCGTCGAAGGGGCAAGGGCGCGGAATCTCTTGGACCTATGAATATCCCGAGAGCAATCCTCCCGACGCAATTTCAATTCAGCTCGAAGGCGCGTCACACGATATCGATGGTGAGTATGCGATCATCGGAACAGCGCAGACTGACACGTCCTCGAATAATCACCAGATCACCGGGACGATTCCCGAAAACGTGAACTTCGTTCGCCTGAACATCACCAGCGTCAGCGGTGGAACCAGCCCAACTATTGCTGGCACGATCACCCAGAGCTAATAAATGGCGATATCGAGAGTCCAAATCGGCGCGGCCGCGCCATTCAGTGACGCGGCCCTCAGCGTTTCCCCGGGAGGAAGCGCGGTTCAGCTCGGGAACACTCTGCTTTGTTTCATCGCGTGGAACTTCAACAATAACGGCGGCACAGCGATCCCGAGCCCGGGCACCGATAATCTCGGCAACGTCTACAGCCTGGTCGCGACGGCAAACGGTTCTCCGGTAAAACCCTGCTTCGCACTTTATGCGGCTCCAGTGACTCACGTTGGCGTGAGCACGACGGTGGTGAATGCTGCGGTTGCGACATACGAAGGAGCGGCTGTCGTTTTTGAGATGGCTGGCCTGAACAACGCTTCGCTCCTCGATCAGCAAGCTTCTGCGTTCGTCAATCAAAATCAGGGAGCGACTTCTCTTTCGTGCGGTCCAACTTCATCGACAACTGTAGCCAAGGAATATCTGGTGGCGGTCGGCTACGGCTTCGGTGGCAACACCAGCACGCCGACGGCTGGCACTGGCTACACGATGCAAGCCGCATGCACGCAGCCGGGAACTTTCGGCGGCTTCGGCGTGATGGATCAGATTGTTTCGTCGATTGGCACCTACAGCGCCACGATGAACGGATTTATCAACGGAGATCAGATCGGAATCCTGCTCGTCACACTCGAGTCAGCTCCGACCTTCACGCTTTCCGGTAACTGCGGGGTTGCTGGCGCAACGGTGACTCTCGGAGGAGCTGGATCCGGGTCCACGACAGCCGATGGATCCGGCAATTTTTCTTTCACCGGACTGCTCGCTGGCAGCTACACGCTGACGCCATCGAAGAGTGGCAGTTTCTTTTTCCCGAATACGATGCTGCGCGTCGTGGTGAATGCAAACATCACCAACGCGAATTTCGGATTCGTCAGCGGATCGGCGAACACCTACACGGAGTTGGCTTACGATTCGGCGCAGCGTGCAAATGAAAATCCCATTAACCCGACCGACTGGACGACAGGAACGGGATTCGATGCCCTGCAAATTGCGAGCAAGCAGATTGAGGGAACCAGCAGCTCTGCGGACTGCGCGGCCTTCTACACCAACGCGACTTGGGTGACCAGCGGCCAATACGTTCAGGCAACGCTTGAATCGCTCGGTAGCGGAGGCGATTCGGCCTTTTTGCTTTTGTACTGCGCTCTGGATCAATCGACAGGATATTTCCTGCAGTTGAATCTCTCTGGTGGGGAAACGGCGTACTCGCTCTTTACACCCGGGCCGAGCCTCATCACCGGAGTGATTCCGCATCCGTTTGCTGCTGGCGATATCTGGCGCGTTGAAAAAGTCGGCAATCAGCTTCAGCTTTTCTATAACAACACTTCGCTCGGAACGGCGACGAACGCCTCTTACGACACGAACGACCCCGGGCTTGACCTGAATGTGAGTGCGACGACCGATATCGGCATCATCGATTTCGTTGCTGGAAAAATCGCTCCACCGACGTACAGCATTTCTGGAAACGCTGGTCATGCCGGCGCGACGGTGAGCTATAGCGGAACTTCTTCTGGATCGGTCACGGCCGACGGCAGTGGCAATTATACAATCCCGGGTCTGATCAATGGCTCGTACGTGATCACGCCAACTTTGACTGGCTATGCGTTTACCCCGACCAGCCACAGCGAAACAGTTTCCGGCAGCAACATCACGGGCGTGGATTTCACCGCAGCACTTGCACCAACTGGCGGGACCGATTTCGGCTTTCGTCAGGATTTCAGTTTCTAAGGAGAAAGTGAATGAAAAAGATCGCTCAGTATCTTATTGGGTTAGTGTATCTGCTTCTGCCGATGGCTGCGCTCGCGCAGACTCACAGCGTGGCGCTCGCTTCGCAGCCCAGCACCACGACAGGAGTGTCCAGCTACAACGTCTATCGCGCACCTTGCACGACAGTGACTGGAACGCTCTGCAGCGCAGGTGAAGGCACCTTCGCGAAAATCGGCACAGCGACGATTGGAGCAACGATCACCTACACAGATACGACGGTGCTCGGTGGGTCCAATTATTCCTACTACTTCACGGCAGCGTGCCCGACGGCTGGCTGCGGCACCGACGCTAACGGAAATAAAATCACTGGAGAGAGCGCCGGGAGTAATCACGTCGGCGTTTCGATTCCAGCGAACGCACCGCTGCCGCCCGGAAATTTGGCGATCACTTCTGTTGCGCGTAACACCAACCCCGATGGCAGCACACAGATCATTGCCAAGTGGGAAGGCGTGCCCAATACGAAGATGACCTACACCTTCTACGGTGCCGGAAAAGTTCTGACGACTGGATCGCTGACGAACACCTCCGGTGTTTATCAGGCGACTCTGACCACTGGGCTCGTGAAGCCCGGGCAAGCGGTGTCGATTGAGATCTGCACTGTCAGCGGCGAGTGCTCCAGCAAGCTGCTCTAATGCGGCTGTCGGACGCCATCGTTGATCTCGAGGACGGGATTCTTCACATCAGGATCCCGTTCATCAGAGTCCTCGAGGAAAAGAAGATCGCCATCGCGGAGCTTCCGGTAAAACACACGAGGCGCGAAGTGCAGGTGCTCAGTGGGCTGCTCGATCTGAAGGCCAACAAGGAAATTGCTTGTGACCTGAATCTCTCCGAGCGCACCGTCAAGTTTCACGTCAGCAGTTTGTTGGCGAAACACAAAGTACGAACGCGCCTGGAATTGGTGGGCAAGTTAAGAAACGTCGAAGGAGAACGCGAATGATCTCGGGAGCAAACATTGCATTGATCGCGCTGATAGTTTTCGGATTTGGGGCGCTGGCTGTCATTTTGTGGAAGCCCACCGTAATGGATTTCGTGAAGGCGAACCTCGGGCAATTCACTCTCTTGCTACTTTTCCTCGTGCTCCTCTCGATTTCGTTTCACGTTTTTCACGAAGCGAGCAGTAACAGCCTCGCAAAGGATTTTCTCGCGTGGCTTGAGCAAAAGGCTGGTGAAGTTCTCGCGTCGATCATGACGTTGGTGGTCAGCGCGAAGAATACGAATCAGCGTGCCGGCGACAACACGAATGGGAACGGCGGTGGGACCAGCAGCTCCACCACCACCACGACCTCGACCAGCACGAAGGGTACGAGCATGGGAATCGGGACATCTTTGGGGACACCGCATTAAAATGAAAACGGCCGAATACACTGGGACGGAAAGAAGGGTGAGCGAACGGCGACAGGTTGCACTGCCGGAAAAATCCGAGCAGTTCATCATCGTCAAGAGTTGGCACATCCTCATTTCGGTGATCACGCTGATCGTGGTGATTACCCTCTTTTTTGGAAGCTTGCGCGATGACACCATAAATAACACCCGCGAGATTCAGGAAATGAAGCAGCAGAACTTGACGCGGGATCTCTACGAACTGGGCCAAAAGAACACTGAGCAGCGTCTGGAGCGCATCGAAAAGAAACTCGACGCGCAGGACGTCAGGAATTTCGCGGCAGATACTGCGGCCAGCAGAAAATCGAAGAAGGAAATCGAGTGAGCACTCAAGTGTCGCCACACTTTGATCTGGAAGAATTCGATCAGGACGCACCGATCCCGGCCGACTGTGTTCCAATTCTCAGACTGTTCTGCATCGATATCCTCGAGCCAATCCGTGCGTGGCTTAATCGCCCCATGGAGATCACCAGCGGCTATCGTTCTCCCGAGCACAATCAGGAGATCCATGGATCGCCGACGAGCGAGCACGTCTACACCACCGAATACTGCGCTGCCGATTTTGTTTTCAATACGACGGCGCCGACTTCGGTTTCGATTCGCGCATGCTACGACTGGATCCGGCAGAATCCGCGGTTGCCTTTTCATCAGGTGATTCTCGAGCACAGCGCGAACGGCACGAGCATCATCCACATCTCGATGAACCTGACGAAGTGGGGAGTGCGTCAGGCGCTCGAGGGGGCAACTTACAACGCGTCGGCCTACAGCACGCACGACGTGACACCTTTTGGCGGTCCATCTCTCAATCAGGAGAACGTG